GGGGGCGCTGACCTCGGTGCTCGCGCATTTTTCGGAATTTTTGCGTTTCCGTCTCCAATCGACCCCCGGGCCGCCCGGAAATTGCCGAATATCCGCCCCGCGCGCATTTAATTCGCTTGTGACAGTACCTTTCAGTGTCACAAAGTAGTGTCACATGGTTCGGCCCCCCGTTGAAAAGGCTGAAAACAAGGCGTTTTTGCGCGCGAATTTACTGCGTCAGACCCCCTCAGTGACACTGTGACAGTGACTTCTTTTCCTTTACCGGAGAAAAGTTTTTCTGCCTTCCAAGAAAAATTTCTCGCGTATGAGAGAAGGTACTGTCACTACTGTCACTACTGTCACAAAATAGGGAAAAGAGTAGGTAGATCAATGACTTGAATTTGTGACAGTACCTTGTGACAGTGACCGATTCGCGCCTCGGAGAGCATGGAAAATCGGGTACTGTCACAAGAATTGCCTTTTTTCCGAATTTCCGTCCATACGGTAGGAATTTTTTCCGTATGTGACAGTACCTAGAAATCCGAATTTTTCGCATCCGTTTCGGTCGGGCACTATGTCAAGCTGGGATGAGTCGAATTTCCGCCACGCGGGCAATAAAAAGCCCCGGGGGATGAGCCCGGGGCCGGTGTTGCGGAAATTCCGAGGAATTAAATCGAGTTGCGTGGGTTGCGATCCTCGACGCGCTCGTCTTCCACGTTCGAGCCGTTGTCGCCGGCACCGGGCGGAAGGTCGCCGCTCTCGTAGCGGTTCGCGTCGGTGTTGTTCTCGTCGACGGTCGCATTCGGCACCATGCCCTGCGGCTTCGACGCGCCGAAGAATTCGCCGGTCTCGCGCGCTGTGACCTGCAAGTCACCGTGCATCGTGATTTCGACCGAGCGGCCGGGCGCATCGAGCACTGCATGCACCACGCCCTTTCCGTCGACCAACTCGACCGCCTTGTTGCCGTTGACGTGCGTGAACTTCACGGTAGTCGTCATGTCGTTTCTCCTGTGCTCGGGATTGAGCGTGTTCGATCATACGCTCGCAGACGTGAAAAAGCCCGGTTGCCCGGGCTTGTTCGTTCACACCTTCAGCGATGTTACTTCGATGTAGTCGTCGATCCACTGCTGAAGGTTCGGCCGCACGACGACATCCGGCGAGCGTGACCAATACCGCGCCTGCTTTCCATTCGCACCGCGCGCGCGGCCCACGTACACGAAGCCCTTCGAGGTCAGGAAGTTCGACAACTTCGGCCCGTACGGCACGCCGACACTGTTGTCCATCGCGAGGTCACGCAGCTTCCCGACGTTGAGCAGCAGGCTCGTCACTTCCGGGTCGCGCGACTCCGCGATCATCTCTTCGATTTCGTCTTCGTCGTCGCCGCGCGCGAGGTCGATCATGCGCGCCTTCGCGTCGGTCATGGGCGCATGGCCGTCCGGGTCGAACTCAGGATGCAGCGGGTAGTCTTCCAGCCACTCGCGGATCGCGCCCGGGTGGTAGGCGATTGCGTTGAAGATGTCGTCGTAGTGATCCGGGTTGCGCGCGCGGAACTTCTCGATCATCTGCTTCGTCTGGAAGTGGGTCGAGATGACGAAGTAGCGGCGGTCGGCGTCGTACACCGGCAGCGCATCGCTGTGGTTGGTCAAGATGATCGTCGAGGTCACGTTCGGCACGTTGTACGAGTCGCGGTGCATGCGGCGAATCGAAACCACGTCGTTCGTGATGAAGGGCTTCAGCTTGTCCATCACCGCGTAGCGCGACGTACCGTGGATGCGTGCCTCTTCGAGCACCACGACCTTGCGCGACTCGAAGAACGACGTGTACTTCTCTTCGAGCGCCTGAGCGTTGACGGTCTCGACGTTGTTGCGCGACATGATCGCCATGAGCATTTCACCGACGAAGCCCTTGCCTGCGCCGTCCACGCCCTGCATCACAACCGCCCAACGGATTTTCTTGTCCATGCGCTTGATCGTGTAAGCCAGCCACGAGAGCAGGATTTCGCGCTCGCGCTCGATGGGGTACGAAATCTCGAAGTGACGCTTCACGGCTTCGACTGCGCGCCGGGCCTTGCTGCTCAGCTTGTCGGGCACCGGCACGATGTCTTCCGGGTTGAACTTGTTCGCGTGCTTCTGGCCGTCCCACTCGACGATGCGGTCTGCGCCGGGCAGGTAGACGTAGCCGCTGACGACCGGAACTTGGTACACGTTGAGCGCGAGTGCGGCGGCCTGTTGCTCAGGCACGGCTTCCATGTTCGAGCGGTCTTTCTTCGACAGCAGGAAACGGTTGTTGCGCGCATTGAACGCACGCTCGCTCAGCGCGAGGCGGTTGTCCATGTAGTAGAACTCTTCCTCGGCGTCGACGTACACCACGTCGTTGCACCAATGCGGCAGTTCCTTGTAGTTGAAGTCGGAGTTGCGGTAGCCCTCGTTGATCGCCTTGCGGATCATCGCGATGGGAACCTTCTTCCCCAGCTCCGCGACGCGCTCCTTAATCGCGCCGGCCAACAGCTCGACTTGGAAGTCGCTTTCGAGCATGCGGCCCCACTTCGCAGCAAGCGGGCCAAGCAACTCCATCTCGCTCGTCGTCTCGGCGACCTTGCGCTTGATCTTCTCGAACTGTTCCTGCGAGTGCTCCTGCCGATGCTCCTTCGCCATCTTGATAAGCGAGGCGGCCGTCGTCAGGTTGCGGCCCATGTCGTCGTGGAACGAGTTCCACTTGAACTCCAATTCGTCGGGGTCGTAGTTGTGCGCTGGCTCCGACCACTCGTGCCACAACGTCAAGCCTTCTTCGTTGCCGTCGAATTGGTGATGCAGCGCCATGCCGACCTTCAACCACTGCTCGTAGTCGTCGGCACCGGGAACCCACTGCAGCACTTCGCGGAGCTGGTCTTCGGTCAGGTTTTCCAGCGGGCGCTTGTATTCCAGCAGTGCGTTGTCGTTCTCGTCGTCGCTGCTGCGCGACTCGCTCGGTGCGTTGTGCTTCTTCAACGTCCATCCGCGACGCTGCGCTTCGAGCTTGAACACCGAGAAGAGTTCGTCGATGTGCTCGGTCGTGATTTCCGGCAGCATGTCGGCCGGCACGCTCAGCGGGTTGAGTTCCTTGCCCGAAGTCCACTTGTACGGCTTCTTGGTGTCGGGGTGGATGCCGATGCCGACGAACTGCTGGCCGTCTGCGAGCACTTCGATGGACTGCTCGTGGCCCTCGGTGTCGAGGAACGTGATCTTCCGCTTCGAGAACGGAATGTCAGTGCGATACACGAGCAACGTCTTCGGCGCACGGCCGACGCGCGTCATCGTCTTGCCGATGATTTCCTCGGTGTGCTCGGCCATGAGCGCCGCCATGTCGTCATCGGTGATGTCGATGTCGACCGCAGGCGTGTGCTTCGTGTGGAAGCCGATGTTGCCCTGCTTGTAGTTGCCGCTCGCCCACTTGCGCACGAGCTTTTCGGTGGCTTGGATTTTCTGCCACTGCGGTTCAATCGGGCCTTTCCTTCCTGCCGGGATTGGCAAGATGGAGTACCCGTTTTCCAGCAATTGAGCGCCGTACTTACGGAGCACGCTGGTGATCGGTCGTCCAGCAGCCATAGGTCACTCCGCGATGTCGTCGCTAACAAGGTCTTCGAGGTTGAAGCCGATCTTGCGGTTGAAATCCTTGTGCAAGATCGTGGCCTTGTCGCGCGGCACACCGCCGAGGCGCTGCCAACGCGAGACAGTGGTCTCGTGCCAGTTGTACTTCTCGCAGATTGCGTTGAGTCGACCGTACGGCGGGTCGAGCATGAGGGCGATGCGCCGGAGCAGATAGCGCACTCGCGCATCTGCGCTATCCAGTGAATCAAGGGTAGGGTCTCGGCGCATGAATTCCTCGCAGACATTGGGATTTAAGGGGTCTGCTAAGTCGATGAGCATGCCTATTGACTTAGCATCGGGACGGGCGCATAGTGCGCTCGCCGGGCAGGAATTGCAATCCACCCGTCACTCCCAAAACCAACCTAGCTAGGAGATACAACCGATGTCGAAGCTCAACGCGAAGTCGCTCGCCGAAGCCATTGCCGCCGCTCTCGCACCCGTGCTCGTCGCCGCCTTCGGCGGTGCCGCGAACACCAGCGATGCCGGCGACGATGACGGCGAGGAAGAAGCCGCACCGAAGAAGGGTCGCGGTCGTCCCGCCGGCAGCACCAACAAGGCCAAGACCGAAACCAAGCCGGCGGCCAAGGGCAAGTCCAAGCCGAAGGACGAGGAAGAGGAAGAAGAGGAAGACGACGGCCTCGGTGACGACGGCGACGACGACCTCGGCCTCGGCGACGAAGACGAAGAAGTGACGCAGGAAGATGTCGTCAACGCCTTCAAGGCGCTGAAGGCCAGCAAGGGCATCGACAAGTGCCGCGAAGTGCTCGCGAAGCTCGACGAGTCCAACGTGCTGAACATCCCGCCGAAGAAGTACGCCGAAGCGCTGAAGGAAATCAACCGCGCCGGCTCGAAGAAGTAATTCGGCCTGCACGTCACACGAAACGCCCGGGTTCGCTCGGGCGTTTCTTTCGGAGAGAAATACATGCCCGGTTCTCATGCTCGCTTCGCACCATCGTCGGCGCATCGCATTTACGATTGCCCGGCAAGCCTGCTGCTCAACGAGAACGAGCCCGACCGCGAGATTTACGAAGCGGCCGAAGGCACCGTGGCGCATCACATCGCGGAAATTTGCGCACGCGCGCGCCGCGAGCCGGAAGAGTTTCTAGGAATGACGTTCGACAGCGGCGACCTCGACGCCGACTACGACGAAGAGCAGCATTCCTCGAAAGGCTTCGCGATCACCGTCGACGACGAGATGGTGCAGGGTGTCGGGGCATACCTCGACCGCATCATGGGTCTGCCGGGCGACCACTACGTCGAGACGCGCGTCAACATCTCCCCGTGGTGCCCGATCCCCGATCAATTCGGTACGTGCGATCACGCCGCAGCGTCGCACAAGAAGCTCATCATCACCGACTTGAAGTACGGCCGCGTGCAGGTCGATGCGCCGCAGAACAAGCAGCTCGTGATGTACGCGCTCGGCTTTATCAACGAGTACGACTGGCTGTACGACTTCGACGAAGTAATCATCCGCATTGCGCAACCGCGTCTCGATCACTTCGACGTGTGGATCACCAGCAAGGCGGAACTGCTCGCTATCGGCGAGAAGATCAAGGAGCGCTTCGCGCTCGCGCTGAAGCCGAACCCGCCGTTCGGCCCGAGCGAGAAGGCGTGCCGCTTCTGCAAGGTCAACTTCAAGTGCCGCGCGAACCACGACTTCCTGTACCACGAGCGCATCATGCTGCTCGATGACGACGACGAATTCGTCGAGCCTGACCTCATGCTCATGAGCGACGAGGAAATCGCGGCGCTGTGGCTGCGCAAGGGCATGTACGAGAACCGCATGCGTGCAGTCGAAGACTACCTGCACAAGAAGGTCGCGGACGGCGATTTCGTGCCGGGCCTGAAGACCGTGGCAGGCCGCAGCTCGCGCTACTTCGTCAGTGAGGTCGACGCGGAGCTGCTGCTGCTGGAAGCCGGTGTGCCTGAGTCGAAGCTGTACTCCAAACCCGAGTTCGTGTCGCCTGCGCAGGCCGAAAAGCTGGTGCGCGGCGAGGCGAAGAAGAAATTGCAGGACTTCATCAAGTCGAAGCCCGGCAAACCGTGTCTGGTCTCCGCAGACGACAAGCGGAAAGACCTGACTGTTCAGTCGCTCGAATTGCTCGACGACTGAGCATCCTGTTGTACGAATGCGCGAAAGCGAACTACGAACGTCGAATGACGAAGGAGAAATCGAAATGGCGAAGAAGAAAGTTGGTGATCTGGTCGACAAGGGCAATGGGCGTTTTCTGCTGAAGAACGTGCGCCTGAGCTTCCCGTACTTGTTCGAGCCCGACGAGCATGAAGACGACAACGGCAACAAGAAGAAGTCGTATCGCGTCACCCTGCTGCTCCCGAAGGCGACGCACAAGCCCGTCGCGCAGAAGCTCTCCCGCCTCATCTCCGAGATGTGCGAGGAAGAGTACGGCAACCCGAAGCTGGCGGCCGACCGCAAGTTCCTGCGTGATGGTGACGAGTCGGATGTCGAAGACCACCACGGCTGCTGGACGGTGACGGTTCGCGAGACCCGGAAGCCGATCCTCGTCGACCGTGATCGTCAGCCTACCGAGGAAGACGACGAGCTGCTGTACAGCGGCGCGTGGGCCAACGTGGTGATCCGCCCGTGGGCTCAGAACGGCAAGTCCATGAAGAAGAAGAACAAGTACGGCAAGCGCATCAATGCCGGCTTCGACATCGTGCAGTTCGTCGACCACGACGACAACCTCGCGGGCAATGCTCGCCCGGATGTCGACGAGGTTCTGGACGAACTCGAAGATGACTTCGAGGACGATGACAGCAGCACCAGCCGCAGCAAGTCCAAGAGCAAGTCGAAGGGTCGTTCTCGCGACGAGGACGATGACGATGACGGGCTCGGCGACGACGATGACGACGACAGCAGCTCGCGCCGCAGTCGCTCGTCGAAGAGCAAGACCAGCAGCAAGAGCCGTCGCTCGCGCGACGAGGATGACGACGAAGATGACGACGACCTCGGCATCTAAAATCGGGCATCGGTAAGCGGTACCTACGGTCGCCCGGGCACTCCCCGGGCGGCTGTTTTTCAGGGATACGGTATGGACAAGCTGCATCACGACTTCGAGACCTTCAGCAAGTGCGACCTGAAGAAGCACGGCTTGGCGCGATACGCGCGCGACAAGTCGACCGAAGTGCTGTTCCTGTGGTACGCATTCAACGACGAAGAACCGGAAGTCTGGTTCCCCGCGACGGAGCCGATGCCGAAGCGTCTGCGCCGCGCTCTCAAAGACCCGAACGTGCAGAAGTGCGCGCACAACGCTCAGTTCGAGCGCGCGATTTGGCTGCACGTTCTCGGCATCGACATTCCTATCGAGCAGTTCTATTGCTCGATGGCGCACGCATTCTGGCTCTCGCTGCCCGGCAACCTCGACGAACTCTCGGGCGTGCTGCGCCTCGGCGAGAACGCGAAGATGAAGGAAGGCAAGTCGCTCGTTAAATTCTTCTGCGGGCCGCGCAAGCCGACCAAGACCAAGCAGTACACGCGCAACACCGAGAAGACTGACCCGGCGAAGTGGAAGACGTTCGTCGAGTACGGCCGCCGCGACGTGATCGCCGAGCGCGCTGCCGGTCGCAAGCTCGCGCTCTTCCCGATGAGCGACTTCGAGCGCAACCTGTGGTACATCGACCAGCACATCAACGAACGCGGCATTCCGTTCGACAAGGAGTTCGTCGAGACCGCGCTGCGCGTCATCGCGAAGGAGAAGAAGCGCCTGCTGGGCGAGATGGGCCGCATCACCGGCCTGAGCAACCCCGGCAGCGGCACGCAGTTGCTCCCGTGGCTGCGCGAGCGCGGCTACCCGTTCACCAACCTCAAATCGGCCTCGATCAAGAAGGCCCGAGAGGATTGGGATTGGAACATGACCGACGACGCGAATGCAGTGCTCGCGTTGCACGCCGAAGCGGCGCGCTCGTCGGTGACGAAGTTGCAGAAGATGCTCGACATCGAAGTCGACGGAGTGCTGTGCTACACGATGCAGTTCGCAGGCGCGGGACGTACGGCGCGCTGGGCCGGGCGCGCGGTGCAGGTGCAAAATTTGCCCCGCCCCCTCCGCGAACTAGAAGAACAAGGGGCACTGCTCATGGTGCGCGACGCGATCATGCGCGAAGACATCGAGTTCGTGCGCCTGCTGGTGTCGTCGCCGATGGGCGCGATTGCATCGTGCATCCGCACTGCGATCAAAGCGCCGCCCGGCTATGAGTACGCAACCTGCGACTTGGCCTCGATTGAGTCGGTCGTCATCGCGTGGCTGTCGGGCTGCGACAAGTTGATCGAGGTCTTTCAGAAGAACCTCGACGTGTACAAGGTGTTCGCATCGAAGATGTACAAGGTCGACTACGAGCAGGTCGAGAAGTGGATGCGTCAACACGCGAAGCCCGGCGTGCTCGGCGCAGGCTTCCGCCTCAGCGGCGGTATGGAGCTGGGCGAGTACCCCGAGGTCATCAAGACCGGCCTGTGGGGCTACGCGGAGAACATGGGTATCGAGATGTCGCAGAAGGATGCTGCGGCCGTCGTGAAGTTCTTCCGCGAGGAATACACCGAAATCGTCGAGCTGTGGTACGAGCTGGAACGCGCCGTCGCGAAGGTGATGAACACGAAGGAGCCGGTGCGCGTCGGCCCGATTCTCATGGACGTGAAGGGTCCGTTCCTGCGCATGCGTCTGCCGTCCGGTCGCTACCTGCACTACCTGCGCCCGAAGATGATCTGGAAAAAGATCAAGGTCGGCATCGACAAGAAGACCGGCAAGCCGAAGTACAAGTCGAAGAAGGGCTTCACGTACGAAGGCTACAACACGAAGAAGAAATGGACGCGCATCGACTCGCACGGCGGCAAGATCGTCGAGAACTTGGTGCAGGCAATCGCACGCGAGTTGCTGGCCGCCGGTCTGCTGCGCGCATGGAAGTCCGGGCTCGATGTCCGCATGCACGTACACGACGAAATCGTTGCGCTGGTCAAGAAGAAGCTGTCGGACATCTCGGCCGCAACGCTCGAAGAGCAGATGGTCAAGAAGCCGAAGTGGTGGGGCGAAGATGTTCCGATTCGCGCGAAGGCTGACGTAGTGGAGTGCTATCAGAAATGACTTGGCTAACCGACTGGCGAAACGTAATCAACGGCAAGCCGCCGCGCGGCGACATCCTGCCGACCGACAAACATCGCGTCGAAAAGGATGTGGAGCAGAAGTGGTGCGCCGTTGCGAAGCGGCACGGATGGAAGGCATACAAGTTCTCGTCGCCCGGCAACAGCAGCGTCCCCGACCGCATGTTCATTCGCAACGGGTTCGTCTTCTTCATCGAGTTCAAGCGCCCCGGCGGCAAGGCGACGGACAATCAGCTCGAAGAGCACAAGGAGCTGCGACGCAAGGGGATGATCGTGTGGGTCATCGACTACTTCGACAAAGAATTCGCCGAGTGGATTTTTGAATGAAAGAACTACTGAAGCGCTCCGACCTCGACGAGTTTCAAATCGCTGCCGGCCTGTTCCTCGAACGGGTCGGCAGTTGCGCGTTGTGGATCGACATGGGCCTCGGCAAGACCGTCGTCGTGCTTACGCACGTCTCGGACAAGGTGTTCTCGGGCGAGTGGAGCCGCGTGCTGGTCGTTGGTCCGCCGCTCGTCATCTCGGATACGTGGTCGACGGAAGTAAAGAATTGGGAGCACACCCGCTTCCTCGACTATCAGGAACTCGACGGCGACACCGAGCACATGCGCATGCAGTTGCAGCGGCCGTGCGAGGTCGACGGCATCTCGGTGCATAAGCTCGGGCGTCTGGCAGCGTTGTTCAAGCGCGGCGATACCGTGCCGTGGGACGCGGTTGTGTTCGACGAATCGAGCATGTTCCGCAACAAGTCGTCAAAGCGTTGGAAGTACGGCGTGCGCCTGACGTGGGGGCAACCGAACGACGTGATCGAGCTGACGGGTACGCCGAGCCCGAACGGCCTGCATCAAGTCTGGTCGCAGATTGCGATGATCGACGGCGGCGAGAGGCTGGGCCTGACGTACAAGAAGTTCCTGTTCCGCTGGTTCAAGCAAGAGTTCATGGGTCGCAAGGTCATCCCGAAGTCGCACGCGATGGCGTCGATTACGAAGAAGCTCAGCGACATCGTGTACACCCTGCGCGAAGAGGATTACGTCAAGCTGCCGCCGCTCCGCTCTACGCCTGTGCCGATCATCCTGCCGCCGGATGTGATGGCTCGCTATCAGGAATTCGAGCGTACGTCTGTGCTGAAATGGGGCGAAGAGCAAGACCCGGCCGTGCGTGCGCTATCGGAAGGCGCGCTGTACGGAAAGCTGTTGCAGTTCGCGTGCGGTCGCATCTACACCGACAGCGAGACGAAAGAGTTCGTCGACATACACGACAAGAAGATCGAGCGCTTGAAGGAAATCGTCGAGTTCAGCGATGGCTCGCCGATCCTCGTCGCGCGCACTTGGCAGCACTCTCGCGACCGCCTGCGCGACGAGTTCCCCGGCATCCGTTCGCTGAAGACGAAGCGCGACCTCGACGCATGGAATGCCGGCGACATCGAGATAGCGGAGACGCACCCTGCGAGCATCGGTCACGGCACGAACATCCAGAAGGGCGGTAACAACCTCATCTGGTATGACCACACGCCCGACCTCGAACTCTACATGCAGTTGCGCAAACGACTGCACCGACGCGGCCAGACTCGAAGCCACGTCAACATGATGCACCTGACAGCAGTAGGCACTATCGAAGAGGATTTGACACGCGAGCTGGTCAAGAAAGAAATTACCCAAGACGCCCTGAGAGAACCCATGCGGCGACGAGTCGCAGACGTACAGAGAGAACTAGCCAATGGCCGCACCTAAGATCGACTACGAAGAAGAGTTTTTCGACGGCATGACTGTGCCGCGTTTGGCGCAGTTGTTCCGCCTCGACCGCCGCACCGTCACTGAGAAGTTGCGCCCGCTGCGGCCGACCGGCGACCGTCGCGGCGCACCGACGTACCACATCGTCGACGCTGCGCCCTACCTCGTGGAGCCCATCGTCGACATCGCCAAGTACCTCGCGGAAGTCGGCCCCGGCGACCTGCCCGCGCCGCTGCAAGCGCAATACTGGAACGCGCAGAACAGCAAGTTGAAGTACAAGGAACAGTCGGGCGACTTGTGGCGCACGCAGCAGGTGCTCGAAGTGCTGACCGGCGTGTTCCGCTCGCTCACACAGTCGCTTCGGCTGTTGGCCGACCGCATCGAAGCGCAGACCGGCCTCACGCCGGAGCAGCGCGCGATCATCGAGCGTGAGGTATCCGACAAGGCCATCGACATGCTGCGCAAGCGCCTCGTCGAAGACTTCGAGATTTACGTCGGCATCAAGGACAAGGAACAGCTCGCCGACATCAAGCTCGACGACATCGGTCTCGACGAAGAGGAAGACGACGATGCTTGACGGTAATTTCTTCAACGACCTCGGCGAGCTGGTCACGTTCGTTGCCGATAGCGTTCTGGTTCCGCCGGAGCGCTTGACCGTTTCTCAGGCCGCAGCGAAGTACCGATACCTCGACAACGAGGGTTCGTTCGTCGGCGAGTGGGACAACGACGAAACGCCGTACCTCGTCGAGCCGATGGACGTGCTCACGAGCCGCGAGTTCGAGTCGTGCATCTTCGTAGGCCCGGCGCAGGGCGGCAAGACCGAAATCATCCTCAACTGGATCGCGTACACGGCGAAGTGCGACCCGGCCGACTTCTTCCTCATCCAGACAGCGCGCGACACTGCACGCGACTTCTCGTATCGCCGCATCGACAAGATGCACCGCGACAGCAAGGAGCTGGGCGCGATGCTGCGGCCCGGCAGCGACAACGACAACATCTTCGACAAGTTCTACCGCAACGGCATGATGCTGACGCTGGGCTGGCCGACGATCAATCAGCTCTCCGGCAAGCCGGTGCCGCGCGTTGCGCTGACCGACTACGACCGCATGCCACAGGACGTGGAGAAGAACGGCCCGCCGTTCCCGCTCGCGCGCAAGCGCACGACGACGTTCGGTTCGTTCGGCATGACGCTGGCCGAGTCGTCGCCGTCGTTCGACGTGAAAGACCCGAAGTGGAAGTTGCCGCACCCGGACTCGCATATGTTCCCGCCGACCGATGGCATCGGTGGCCTGTACAACGAAGGCGACCGTCGCTGCTTCTACTGGCAGTGCCCTCACTGCGGCGAGTGGTTCGAGCCGAAGTTCGCGCTGCTGAAGTGGGACTTCAAGAATCCCGATCCGTTCGAGGCTGCTGCGGCGACGATGATGGCGTGCCCGAAGAACGGATGCGTGATCGAGCCGAAGCACAAGTACGAGATGAATCGTCGCGGCGTGTGGCTGCGCGAGGGCCAGCGTCTCGACCGCGACGGCAACCGCCTCGGCGTCGGTGTGCGTTCGCGCAGCGCGTCGTTCTGGCTGAAAGGCCCGGCGGCGCGCTTCATTACGTGGCAGACGCTTGTCGAGCGCTACCTGCTCGCGCAGCAGACGCTCGAACGCACAGGCGAAACGAAGGCGCTGAAGGCCACGGTCAACACCGATCAAGGCGAAGCGTTCTGGCCGCTCAACGCGAAGGACTCGAACCGTCTGCCGGAAGACCTGCAATCGAAGGCGATCCAGTGGGCGGACAAGAAGGTGCCGTACGGTGCGCGCTTCCTGCTCGCGACCGTCGACGTGCAGAAGAGCCGCTTCGTCGTGCAGGTCTTCGGCGTCGGCCCGAGCGATAACGGCGTCAACTTCGACCTGTACCTCGTCGACCGATTTGACATCCAGAAGTCGAAGCGGCAAGACGATGCCGGCGATACGCTGTGGGTCAAGCCGTACGCCGTGCAGGAAGATTGGGAACTCATCACCGAGCAGGTCGTCGAGCGCGAGTACGAGTTGGAAGATGGCAGTGGCTTCATGTCGATCAAGATGGTCGGCATCGACTCCGGCGGTAAGTCAGGTTCGACGACGCGCGCGTACAACTACTGGCGCTCGATGCGCGACAAAGGCGAAGGCGCTCGCGTGCTGCTCATCAAGGGCGAGCCGAAGCTCGGTGCGCCGCGTGCCGAAGTCGACTTCCCTGACTCGGATCGTAAGGATCGTTCGGCCGGTGCTCGCGGTGAAATCCCGGTGCTGTTCCTCAACTCGAACGTGCTGAAGGACATGCTGCTCGGCATGGTCGACTACGACGAGAAGACGACGCTCGGCGGTCGCCACTTCACGAACAAGTGGACACCTGAAGTTGTGTATGCCGAACTCACTGTCGAGTTCCGCGATGACCGTGGCCGCTGGCAGAACCCGGGCAAGCGACGCAACGAAGCGTGGGACTTGGGCTACTACTGCCTCGGCCTGTGCGTCATCTTGAAGGTCGAAGGATTCGATTGGGACTCGCCCGAATCGTGGTACGCGGAGTGGAGTAACAACTCTCTTGTGCGCCGTGTGGATCAGGAAAAACGGTTTGCGTCAAGCCCCATCACGGATTATGGTTTCGCCAAGTTCGGGAAATCCTTGGGATGAGAGATGGCGACTCTAGAGCAGTTGCAAGCATGGCTGGCGGAAGCACAAACCGCCTACCATAGCGTCATGATCGGCGGCGGCGTGACCGTCGTCGTCGACCAGAACGGGGAGCGGGTCGAGTACAGCCGAGCCAACGCAACCGGCCTCGCCAAATACATAGCCACTTTGCAGGCACAGATCAATTCCCTATTGGGGGTCGCAGTAACGGGCGGCCCCCTTCGTCCGTTCTTCTGAGGGTAAAACGACATGGCCCGAGCACTCACTGTCGTTCGCTCCCCCGAGGGCGACGAAGCATTCAACAGCACCGGCAAAGAGTCGGCCTTCGGCGGTGCGTACGAAGGCGCGTCGCGTCTCAACCGACAGACCGCGATGTGGAGCGCGCCGTCGCTGCCCGCCGACATGGAAATCTCGCCGGACAAGGTTCGGCTCGACGCGCGCACTCGCGAACTCGTTCGCAACGACGGCTACATCCAAGGCGCGCTCGACACGAGCACCGACTCCATCGTCGGCGGCCAGTACATCCTCAACGCGCGCCCCGATTGGGAGACGTTGGGCCTGAGCGAAGCGTGGGCCGAAGAGTTCCAGCTCATCGCCGAACGCAAGTTCATGCTGTACGCCGAATCGCCGATGAACTGGATCGACGCCTCGCGCAAGAACGGACTCACGGGCCTCGTGCGCATGGCGCTCGGCCAGTCCTTCATGTCGGGCGAAGCGCTCGCCGCTGCGGAGTGGTTGTCGAAGTCCGGTCGTCCGTACAAGACCGCGATCAACATGATCGACCCCGACCGCCTGAGCAACCCGAACGACAACAGCGATACCGCCTACATGCGGCGCGGCGTTGAAATCGACAAGTTCGGTGCGGCCGAGGCGTACCACATTCGTGACGCGCACCCGATGGAGTCGTACTACGACCGCTTCGGCTCGAAGTGGACGCGCGTGCCGGCGTTCAAGCCGTGGGGCCGTCCGCAGATCATCCACATTGCCGAAGTGCTGCGCCCGGGCCAGACGCGCGGCGTGTCGAAGATGGTCGCGGTGCTGAAAGAAATGCGCATGACGAAGGTCTACAAGGACATCGTTCTGCAAAACGCCGTCGTCAATGCGACCTTCGCTGCTGCAATCGAGTCGGAGCTGCCGCGCGAGCTGGTGTTCTCGCAGCTCGGTGCCGGCGACATGGGCTGGTTGCAGAAGTACATGGGCGCGCTGGCTGAGTACGTCGGTTCTGCCGACAACCTCGCCATCGACGGCGTGCGCATTCCGCACCTGTTCCCGGGCACGAAGCTCAACCTGCAAAACGCCGGCCAGCCGGGCGGCGTCGGCAGCGGCTTCGAGGACTCGCTGCTGCGGCACATCTGCGCTGCGCTGGGCCTGTCGTACGAGCAGTTCTCGAAGGACTACTCGAAGACGAACTACTCGTCCGCACGCGCGTCGATGATCGAGACGTGGAAGTACATGCAGACGCGCAAGAAGCTCGTCACCGACCGCTTCGCCACGCTCATCTACATGCTGTGGCTCGAAGAGGAAATCAATCGGCCGGACACCGATCTTCCGCTGCCGAAGGGCGCTGCGCACTTCTATCAGGGCATCAACCGCGAGGCGTATTGCCGTTGCGACTGGATCGGCGCGTCGCGCGGCCAGATCGACGAGCTGAAGGAAACGCAGGCGGCCGTGCTGCGCATCGCGTCGGGCCTGTCGACCTACGAAGAAGAACTCGGCAAGCTCGGCAAGGACTACCGCGAAGTGTTCACTCAGCGCGCTCGCGAGATGGGCCTCATCGAGAAGAAGAAGCTCAACTTCACGCTCAGCACCAGCAAGCCGGGCACGCAGAAAGAAACTGACAGCCGTGCGTCGAACAACGCCGATGACACGGGCACCGATACCGACACCGACACGGAGAACGACGATGAATGAACTGCTCGCAATGCGCATGGCGCTTGTCGAGGGATTCAACGGCCGCCCGGCGTTGATCGACCCTCGCGATGTCGAGAAGGTCGCAACGCTGTGCATGACGATGGCGCAGGCGACCGTCCCGCCGAGCGCCGAGCAGCGCGCGCAGGCGCAGGAAGGCATCACCGCAGCGGTCGAATCCGCGTTCGACGTGTCGTTCCCGCGTGATCGCGCCAAGCCGTTCCTCTTCAGCAACGGCCTCGCCTTCATTCCGATGCGCGGCACGCTCGTGCATCGCAACGGCGACCCGTGGTACGGCACGCGCGGCTACGACGACATTCGCCGCGAGTTCGACGCCGCGCAGGCTGACCCGGACGTGGCGGGCATCGTGTTCGACATCCACTCGGGCGGCGGCATGGTGTACGGCAACTTCGAGCTGGCCGAGCACATCCGCAAGGGCCGCGACACGAAGCCGTCGCTGTCCGTCGTCAACGCAGGCGCGATGTCGGGCGCGTACTCGCTCGGCAGTTCCGCGCAGCGCATGGTGTCGACGCCTTCGGGCGACAGCGGCAGCATCGGCGTGCTGACGATGCACGTCGACATGAGCAAGGCGCTGGAAAAGTTCGGCGTCGCCATCTCCCTCATCCATGCCGGCGAACACAAGGTCGACGGCAACCCCTTCAGCCCGCTTCCCGACAACGTGCGTGCAGACATGCAGGCGCGTCTCGACGGCATGTGGCAGAAGTTCATCTCCGTGGTTGCGATCAATCGCGGGATGTCCGAACAAGCGGTTCGTGACACGCAAGCCCGTGTGTATCAGGCGGACGATGCGGTCAAAATCGGCTTGGTCGATGCGGTGATGTCTCCACAGGATGCCATCGCTACCTTCCGGGCCGAAGTCTTCGGCTCTTCCACCAACGATAGGAGTGACACCATGAGCGACACGAAGAAGACCGATGCCACCGTCGAGCAGAAGAAGGCCGACGAGCAGGTCGAAAACAAGACCACCGACACCACCGTCGACGCGGGCAAGAAGCAGGACGAGCAGGTCGATGCCGGCGCGGCCATGCAGGCGCGTTGCGCGGCGATCACCGGCTGCGAGGAAGCCAAGGGCCGCGAGGCGCTGGCGAACCACATCGCGTTCAAGACCACGATGTCGGTCGACGAAGCGAAGTCGATGCTGTCGGCCTCGCCGAAGCAGGCCAATGCGTCGTCCGCACTGGACGCGGCCATGTCGAACTCCGGCGGCGGCGCGGACATCGCCAACAACGGCGGCGACGAAGAAGAGCAGGCGCGCGGCAACGACGATGGCGGCCTGCTGGGTGCGTACACCGCTGCCACCGGCAACAAGAGCGTGCTTCGCGTCGTCAAGTAATATCGGCACACCGTCGCCAGCCTAGACGGGAAAAATCCGGCTAACCGTCAATCACAGAAGGAGTAACGAAATGACCAACTTCGGCCCCATCGCTGGCTACGTGGCTCGTACCGACACGAACAGCATCCAGCTCTATGCCGGCGAAGCCGACATCGTGAGCACGCAGGGCGCACTCGTCACCGGCGTCGCGTACGTCGGCGGTCAGGTTCTCGGCCGCGTCACCGCGTCCGGCCTGTTCGCCAAGCACGATCCGGCCGCGACCGATGGCAGCGAGAACGCCATCGCGATCCTCGCGTACGACGTGGCGACCCCGACCGCCGGCAAGAAGGAAGCGATCTACGTCGGTGGCGTGTTCAACATGGAAGCGCTGACCTTCAACGCCGCGACCAACACCGACGCCCTGAAGGCCGCCGCGTTCGACGGCACCAACATCGTCGCGCAGAAGCTCTACGGCAACCCGCCGGCCGGTTCCGGCCCGGTCTAAGCCGGCATCACCAACAGCAAGACGTTTCGCAACTACACACCGAAATAGAAGGAGACAACGATGGATTTGTTCAGCACTGCGGAACTGCGCAAGGTGATCGTCGACAGCCGGGCACCCGTGCAGTATTTCCTCAACCGTCTGTACAAGGAGCAGATCAACTTCACGACCGAAGAAATCATGTTCGACGAGCTGAAGCTCGGCCGGCGCATGGCTCCGTTCGTGGCTCCCAACGTGCAGGGTCGAGTCCTGAAGCGTTCCGGCTTCTACACCAAGTCGTTCCGTCCGGCCTACGTCAAGCCGAAGGACGCCGTTACCCCGGGCCGCATGCTGCGCCGCCTCGCGGGTGAAGCACTGACCGGCGACATGACGCCCGGCCAGCGCTGGCGTGCCGTGGTGGCCGCGTACCAGCTCGACCAGCGCAACCAGATTTACCGCCGCTGGGAGTGGCTGGGCGCGCAGGCTGCGCTCTACGGTCAGGTCACGATTTCGGGCGAGGATTACCCGACCGTCACCATCGACTTCGGCCGCGCCGCCAACCACACCGTCATCCTGACCGGCACCGCGCTGTGGACGGACCAGACGAACAGCGACCCGGACGACGACCTCGAAGAGTGGGCCGCTCGTGTGCATGACGCCGAAGGTTTCGTCGTCACGCGCGTCACGATGGGCCGCCTCGCGTGGAAGGCGTTCAAGAAGCACCCGGTCATCAAGGAGCTGCTGGAAACCCGGCGCGGCTCGAAGTCCGAAGCCGAAACCGGCCCGGGCCTCGGCGAGTCGGTGGAGTTCAAGGGCCAGATCGGCTCGTTCAACATCTACGTCTACAACGACGTGTACGAGGACGAGACCGGCACGATGCAGCCGATGATGGACCCGCGCGACGTGCTGCTCGAAGCCGAGGCTGGCTTCGACGGCGTGCGTGCCTTCGGCGCGATCATGGATGCGGACGCCGATCTTCAGGCGCTCGACATCTTCCCGAAGATGTGGAAGAACCCGGACCCGTCCGTGATCTACCTCATGTCGCAGTCGGCTCCGCTCATGATCCCGAGCCGTCCGAACTGCACGCTGCGGGCTCGCGTCGTCGCGTAAGCAACGTCGCACACGGCAAGCCCGGTTCGCCGGGCTTCGCTGTAGCAACACAACTCCCCAACCGAAAGAAGGAGCATCAAGATGGCGAAGTACAAGTTCGTGGCCCGCGTGGCGCTGAAGGGCGATTTCGACGCCGAAGACGGCCTCGGCACCGCGTTGCAGGAAGTGCAGGCGGGCACCAAGGCCGGCACCGACGACAAGAAGCTCTACGACTCGCTGCTGGAACAGGGCTACATCAAGTCCGCGAAGGACGCCGCGAAGGAAGAGGACGAGGCTCCGGCTGCGTCGTCGAACCCGAGCACCGCGCCGAAGGTCGAGTCGACCGACAGTACGGCCAAGAGCGGCGGCAAGCAGGGCGCGGGCAAGTAAGCCCGGCGCGCTGAAGGGAGAACGGAATGGGCTGGCTCGAAACCAAGCAGAAGGCTCGGCAAACCGTGCATAGCACGTTTGGTCTGCCGGCCCAATTTCGCCCGAAGTCGGGCGGTGCTGTCGTCGACGGCACCGCTCGGCTGCACTACAAGGTTCGCACGTTCGGCGACTTGGACCGCGAAGGCTTCGCGACCGTCACCGAAGCGGTGGACTACATCATCATCGACACCCGGATTTTCGTGGGCGCTGACGAAGGCGACCGCGTGTTCTTCCCGCAGCTCAATCGTGCGTTCAAGCTCGATGTGCGCGGTGAAGCGGAAGACGACATTTTCATCAAGTGGGAAGTGACTGAGGTAGCGCCGTGACCGTCGAGATTGGCTTCCGTGGATTGGACGACGTGCGCAAGCGCGTTGCCGGGATACCGGAAACGGTAGACCGGGCTTCCGCGTTCGCGATCAACGAAGCAGTCACGTTCGGTCAGGCCGAGAGCAGCCGCCGCATTCGCGAGCAGGTTGCATTCAAGGCGAGCTACATCGGCACGTCCGACAACCCGAACGCTCGACTGCGCGTGTCGAAGAAGGCGCGCGTCGGCGACCTCGAAGGCGTCATTGCCGGCCGCATGCGCCCGACTTCGCTCGCGCAGTTCATGACCGGCGCGAAGCTCGGCAAGGGCGGCTACGCGCGCGTCAAGGTCTCGGCGGCTGGCGCAGCGCGGCGCATCCCGAATGCGTTCCCGATGAAGCTGCGTCGCGGTACTGGCGTATACGACCCGGAGAACGCGAACGTCGGCCTCGCCGTGCGGTTGCAGGACGGGAAGCTGCCGGGCGGCATGAACAAGAAGCAGATGGTGCAGGTCAGCGGCAATCTCTACCTGCTGTACGGCCCGTCTGTCGATCAAGTTTTTCGCGATGTTCGATTCGATGTGCAAGGGCCAGTCGGCGACGTGCTCGAATCGAGCTTCCTGCGCAACTACGGGAGACTGAGCCGTGGCTGATACGAAACGACTGCTGCTGCTGAAGGCAATCTGCAATCACCTGAAGACCGAAATCACAACGGCGAATGGCTACAACTTCGACCTCGCTTCGGTGTACCGGGGCAAGAAGAACTTCGGCAAGGAAGTGAAGCTGCCGGCGCTCGTGGTGTTGGAGAACTTCAACCCGGATCGTCTGCCGGAAACCATCGGCGGCGTCGTCGGCACCAAGCACAAGTACGACCAGATTTACCTCTTGAACGGATGGGCCGAAGGCGGCGATGTCGAGCAGGAAGAAGACTCGGCGCATCTGCTCATGGGGGACGTGAAAAAAGCGCTCGGCAAGCTGCTGGTGCCGCGCAACCAAAGCGGGTTCTTCGATGGTCTCGCAAACACGCTGTCCATCGAGCCCGGGGTTGTTCGCCCTCCCGACGAGCAATCCGAAAAGGCGTATTTCTGGATGAGGATTCGTCTGGAAGTCGTCGAAAAGGTGGGAGACCCGTACTGGATTCGTGATTAACCGTTGTATCGACAGAAGGAGACCGTAAATGGGCAGCGAGAATTACACCCTTGGCCGTGGCGAACTGCATTTCGACAAGTTCGCACCGGGCACGTTCAACAAGACCGGCGAGCGCTACCTCGGCAACACGCCGGAGTTGAACCGCACCACCGAGAGCGAAAACCTCGATCACTTCAACAGTGACCGTGGCATTCGCGTCAAGGACAAGAGCATCGTGCTCGAAAAGAACGACAGCGGCACGTTCATCGCCGACGAAATCAGCGACGAGAACATCGCGCTGTGGTTCCTCGGTACGCAGAACGTGGTCGCGCAGTCGGCGACCGCCAGCGTGGTGCAGAACATCCCGGCCAACCGCGTCAAGCCGGGCACCTACATCCAGCTCGGCGAGTCGCAGGCCAACCCGACCGGCCATCGCAACGTGACCCTGACCAGCGTCACCAGCGATCCGGTCGGCACGACCTTCGACAACCTGACCGACTACACCGTCGACCCCGAGCTGGGCCGGCTGTACATCGTGCCGGGCGGGGCCATCGACGGGACCGAGCCGCTGATCGTGACCTACGCCACCGCCGCGTCGACCCGGACGCAGATCGTGGTGGGCGAGGGCACGACCATCGAAGGCGCGCTGCGCTTCATCTCGTACAACCCGACCGGGCCGCGCCGCGACTACTACTGGCCGTACGTGCAGCTCCGGGCCGATGGCGACTTCGCGATGAAGGGCGACGAATGGCAGCAGCTTTCGTTCGCATTCGACATCCTGAAGCGGGACGGCTACGCTTCCGAGTACATCGACGGTCGCCCGACCGCCGCGTAACCGGGGATCGTCAAACGCGGTCAAGGCCAACTTAGTCAAGACCAAGCGAGCCAAGACCAACTTGACAGGCCGCCTCGGGTACCCCCGGGGCGGCCTGTCTCATAACCACCAGAGGAAAAACGCATGTCCCTTGCCAACCTGCAACTCCGCACTGCAACCGTTCCGTATGTCGGCGCGAACGATGAGCAGCACGACATCGTGCTGCACGGCCTCAGCGCCAACGCCATCGCCGGTCTCATCCTGTCGCAGCTCAGCAACATCGAAGAAATCTTCAACATCGTCGAAGGTGCCGGCGTCAAGAAAGCCGAAGACCTCGCGAACGTCAACATCGTCGAAGTCGGTCAGCGGCTTCTCGTGCAGCTCCCCGATTTCATCGCGCACGTCATCGCGTACTCCGCGCACGAGCCGGAGCAGTGGAGCAAGGTGATGCACCTGCCTGCGCCCGTGCAGGTCGATTGCTTGAATAAGCTCGCGAAGCTCACGTTCCAAGACGAGGCCGGCTTCCGAGAATTCGTGGGAAACGTGGTCGCGGCACTGCGAAGCGCAAAAGGCGTAGTGCCGCAGAACAGCAACCGAAATCTCGCCGCCAGCGCTTCGCCGAATGGTGGCTCGGCATCCGCGCAGCCGTCTCTTTCCTGACGGCTGAAGGTCACTCGAACGCTGGCGAATATCCGCTCGGGTATTTGATCGTCGAATCGGAAATCGCACGCGAGCGGGTGAACAACAGAATCAGAACCGAAATGACGCTGACGCAGAGTGCTATCGCCTCGGCGCTCAGCAAGAAAGCAGCATCGGCATTCAAAGAAAACATCGAAGGACTATAGGCGATGGCCGCTCAGAACGAAGTTGAACTGATTGTACGTGCGAAGAACCTCAGCACGCGAACCATCAACCAGCTCAACGACGAGCTGAGCAAGATCGCAGATAACCAAGAGCAAGTAGCCGATGCGAACCGACTGGCGGAGCGGTCGTTCGAGAGCCTGAAGTCCGAGCAGCAGCAGTTGCTCGCGATCATGAAGTCTCTCAACGACCGCGCTTCCAAGCTCGATGCGTACTCGCGGCAGGAGCAGCAAGTCCGCAGTCTGCGCGACGAGCTGAGCCGCGCACGCGACAACCTCAACACGCTCGCGCAGGAGTTCTACAAGACGGAGAAGCCGTCGAAGGAATTCACGCAGCAGTTGAAGACGGCCGCCAGCGAAGTGACGAGGTTGGAATCGTCGCTGCGCAACAACGAGCGCCGTCTGGAAACCACTGGCACGAAGCTGCGCGACATGGGCGTGGATGTCACGCGCTTCTCGCAGTCGCAGGCCGAAGTCAATCAGGCGCTCAATAGCTCGGTCGCGCTGTATAAGCGCTCGACCGACAACGTGGAGCGCTACGACGCCGCCGTCAAGGAAGTGCGCACGACGCAGCAGCAGGCCCGCGAGGCTGAGCGCGCCGCCGCGCAGGAAGCCCGCGACTCGGCGGCGAAGCTGGAACAGGCCGCCCGCGAGCGCGAAGACCAGATGCGCCGCGAGCAGAAGATGGCCGAGCTGACGGCCAACGTCTACCGCACGCTGGCCCGGGAGAAAGAAAAGGCGGCTCAGGCCGGGGCGCAGTTCCGCGCGGGCGGCACGCAGGCGCTCGCTGCGGCCCGCGCGGCGGCTGTCCCTGCCGTGGGTAGCGGGTCGGCCGCGAGCGGGGCTGCTGCGGGCGTACAGGCGCTTCTCGACCCGGCCAAGGATGCGGTCGCGACGCTCGACCGGCTGGAAAAGGCCGTCGACCAGCTCGACGAGGAATTCAAGGCGCTCACGCCGGACGCCCTGCAAGCCGCTGACGGCATCGACAAGCTGGCCGATCAAAGCCGCCGGCTGCGCGCTGCCGCCGATGCGCTGAAGGGGCAGGCCGGGCTCGCCGACGAATTGAACCGCCAGAACACCGCGCTGCTCGCGAGCCAACAGCGGTTCGAGGAAGCGCGGCAAGAAGTGATCCAGTACGCGCAGGCGGTCGAGCGCGCCGACAAGCCGAACGACGAACTGGCGGCGTCGTTGCAGCGCGCGCAGAACGAGATGAAGCAGGCGCACGGCGAACTGACGCGCCAGACCGAAGCGTTCAACCGTGTGCAGCAGCGCGCCGCTGCCGCCGGCATCACGCTCAACAACCTGACCGGCATCGAGCAGCGTCTCGCTCAGGCCGCGACGCGCGTGCGCACCGGGCAGGAGCAGGTCGCGCAGACGATGACGCGGTTGGAGCAGACGACCGCGAAGACCAACACGCAGTTGAAGCTCTTCAACGACGGTCAGCGTACCGCGCTGTCGCTGTATCAGCGCACCCGTGGTCAGGTGCTCTCGCTGGTCTCCGCGTATGTCGGCGTGTTCGGTGCGCTGAACCTCGTCAACAGCGCGATGGATGCGGCACTGGAACGCGAGCGCGTCATGTCGCGTCTGCTCATCGCGAACAAGGGCAACCAGACTGCGGCGGCGGAAGAATACGACTACCTACGCAAGAAGGCCGACGAGCTGGGCGCTGCGTTCGGGCCGCTGTCCGAGTCGTACTCGCGCTTCGCCGTCGCTGCACGCGACGCAGGCATGAGCACCGAGGCGACGCGCTACATCTTCGAGGCGTTCACCGAAGCTGCGACCGCGATGCGGTTGAGCGGCGACGAAACGGCCGGCGCGTTCCGTGCGTTGGAGCAAATCTTCTCAAAGGGCTTCATCCAAGCGGAAGAGCTGCGTGGTCAGTTGGGCGACCGCATGACTGGCGCGTTCAACCTGTTCGCGAAGGCCATCGGCGTCACGACGCAAGAGTTGAACAACATGCTCGAAAAGGGCGGCGAAGTGAAAGCAGAGTTCGTGCTGCTCGCCGCACAGACTGCCCGTGGCATCTACGGCCCGCAGGCGAAGGCTGCGTCGAATAGTTTGCTCGGCGACCTCAACCGCATGCAGAACGCATGGGGCGATCTGAAGCGCGAAATCATCGACGGCGGCCTCGGCGATGCGCTGCGTCGTTTGTTCGTCGACCTGACGAAGTACCTGAAGAGCGACGACGGCAAGAAGTTCGCGGAGAACTTGACGAAGGTGTTCGTCGCTGCGGCCGACGCTGGCGGCGAACTGCTGAAGGTGCTCGCGGAGAACGACGAAATCATCAAGCTGGTGGCGGACACCGTTGCGTTCCTCATCAAGAACTTCAAGGCGCTGCTGGCGATCATGCTGGCGATTCAGGGCGCGCGCATCGCAATGGTGTTCACGTCGCTCGCAACGGAAATCCTGAAGGCGCGTGCGGCGACGCTCGCGCTGAACACTGCGCTCGGTGCCGGCACTGCGGCGTCGGCGGGTCGCGCGGGTGTCGCGCTGGGCGGCCTCATCTCCGGGCCGATTGCCGCGATCCTCGCCATCGCGGCTGCGGGCATCATCATCCCGATCTATTTCCAGATGAAGGGCGAGCTGGAATCGAACAAGGTCAAGGTCGACGCGCAGAAGACGATCAACGACTTGAACCGTGGGTTCGAGGTCTCGCAGCGCAGCCTGTCCGACACGTCGAAGACCAACGCCGAACAACTCGAACGTCAGGTCACGGCGGCGTCGCGGCTGCTCGAAATCTACGACAAGCAGAAGGAGTCGCTGCAAGCGCAGATTCGCGAGAACACGGCCGTACGCCGAAACCAAGTGGCGGTTCGCGTTGCGCAGGGTACGCGCGAGCACGACATGAATTTCCCGGCCAAGCAGCTCGCCGCTGTGCGGGAAGTCGAGAACGAAGGCAAGGCACTGGAAGCACAGCTCGCCGCACTCGAACAGCGTGCCGCTCCGCTTCGCCAGCAAGTCGCTGCCGCCAGCCGGCAGATCGGCGAGACGAAAGCACGCGAGGCGGCTGCGGAGAACGACGCGCTTGCGGCTGAGTTCAAGCGCATTCAAGCGGCGGCCGATGCCGCTGCTGCGCGTGCTGGCACCGACGCAAAGGCGGCGAAGGCGGCTGAGGCTGCGCGCAAGAAGGCCGAGGCTGAAGAGAAGCGTCTGGCCGCGCTCGCCGAGCGCCGGCTGCGTCTGGAAGAGGACGTAGCGGAGAAGCTGCGCGACATCGACAACGACATCGCCAACTCGCGCCCGGATACGCTCGAAGCGCGGCTGGCTGTGATCGACAACAAGATCGCGGATCGCAAGGCTGAACTGGAACGCATGCTGCGCGAAGCCGACAAGCTCGGTCAGTCGGATGCGGCCAAGGGCGAGATTCAGCGAGGCATCAATTCGCTGCCTGAGTTGCAGAAGGCACAGCAGCAGGCGACGACGCAGGAGTTCTACGAGCAGCGGATCAACGACCTGTTGCAACAGCGGCAGTCGTCGATGGATGCGATCAACACCTTGCAAGAGGCCGGACTGCTGACGACCACCGAAGCCGCAACCCGGATCGAGGAAGTCAACGCGCGTCTTCTGCCGCAGCTCGAAGCGTTGCGCGCGAAGGCCGCCGAGTTCATGGCGACGCTGGGGGACGGCCCGCAGGCGCAGGCCGCGCGCGCAAGCCTCGAAAACCTGAGCGCGCAGATTCAGGCGATGTCGGTCGAACTCAGCGCGCAGAAGCGACAGGTGATCGACGTGTTCGTCAACGGCTTCGGTCAGGCGTTCATGGAGACCGCGACCCTCATCTCCGACACGCTGAAGGGCGTGCAGGATGCCGGCGACGCATGGAAGGCATTCGGCGACATCGTGCTCAACACCATCGCCGACATCCTCATCCAGCTCGCGCAGATGATTATTCAGCAGGCGATTTTCAACGCGCTGAAGGCGGCGGCCGAGAACAGCGGCGGCGGCTGGGGCCAGATTATCAGCGCGGTCGCGAGCTACCTGCACGTTGGCGGCCTCGCTGGTTCCGGCTCCGGCCGTCGTTCGTCGGTGCCGGCGTACGTGTTCGAGGCTGCGCCGCGCTACCACACGGGCGGCGTTGCGGGCCTCGCGCCCGACGAAGTGCCGGCGGTGCTGAAGCGCAACGAGGAAGTGCTGACCGAAGACGATCCGCGCCACCGCTTTAACGGCGGAATGGCAGGCGGCGCTCAGCCTGCGATGGACGTGTCCATCATTAACACCATCGACAGCGAGAGCGTGGTCGCTGCCGGCGCGAACACCCGCGCAGGACGCCAGTCCATCTTCAACGCAATCAAAGCTGACCGCAGCTCGTACAAGAAACTTCTCGCATAAGGAATCGACATGGGACACGTAATTGCAACTGTGACTGGCGGCAGCGGCGACGAGGCGCACTACAAGGTGCTCGCTGCGATCAAGACGCTCGCTGAGGCGAACGGGTGGACGACGCTGCGCTACGTCAACACCGGGACCGTGCGCGAGTTGATCCTCAACTCGTCCGGCCTGTCGGGCACCGAAGACATCTACATCGGCTTCCGCACCTACAGCAGCGTGAGCGGCGACTACTACAACATGCTCGTCGGCACGTTTACCGGCTACGTCTCCGCGAACTCGTTCGACTCGCAGCCGGGCGCGAAGCTGAGTGGTGTGCCTTGCCACAACAACGCGGTGACGTACTTCATCACTGCGAACGCGCAACGCATCGCGGGCTGCTTCAAGGTCGGCACTCCGGTCTACACCCACTTCTACGCAGGCAAGATGTTTCCCTACTCGCGTCCGGGCGAGTTCCCGTCGCCGCTGGTGTGTGCCGGCATGTTCGACGGTGCAGCACCGAAGCGTTTCAGCGACACCGACTACCGCTTCCCGTATCACGGCCGCGAGTCGGGCTATACGGGCGGCTCTTCGTCGAACGTGCGTCCGTCGTACCTGTGGCTGCGCGATCAAGCAGGTACGTGGCGTCGGCTGTCGCACTTCCCGTTCTACAACGGCCCGGCCGGCAGCGATGCGTCGAGCGCCTACAACGCGCTCGAAAACTGGAACTACTTGACCGGCGGCGACCAAAGCCGTTCGCTCGTTCCGGCCGGCACGAATTACCAGCCGCAGCCGATCATCCTGTACACCACGAGCGCGCCGGCCGGCGTGTGGGAAGGTGCGGTGTACGGCGAGCTGGACGGCGTGTACGCCGTGTCCGGCTTCAACAACAACGTCGAGAACGTGTTGCAGGTCGGCGGCACCTACGTCGACCCGGCGGGCCTGAGCATCGCCGATCACGTCGCGGACATTCTCACTGCCGGCGGGCGTGCGTTCGTCGTGTTGCAGGACGTGAATCAAACTGACTGGCGCAGCTTTATCGCATTGGAGATGACCTAATGGCTTACTACACCGGCAACTTTTCCTCGTTCGCATCGCTGAAGAATTCGGTCGAGACCGCACTTCAGGCAAACGGCTGGGGGCTCAACGGCGACGGCGTGCTGGAAAAGAACGGCATGTACCTGCGCCTCACTGCGACTGCTGCACAACTGCTGTTGCAGGCCGGCACCGGAAGCGCAACCGGCGCGCTGCCCGGCGCTGCGCCGAACGGCGTCAAGATCATGGACTTCGAGGGTTCGCCGATGAATTTCCCGGCGACTTACGACCTGCACATCAACGTCGGCCCGGACGAAGTGTTCCTCGTGGTCAACTACAACGCCGACAAGTACCAGCAGCTCTCGTGGGGCAAGTCGAACATCCAGCAGATCGGCGGCACCGGCATGTGGTTCTCGGGCTCGTTCAACGAGAACGCCGCGTCGAACCAGAACCAGCTCGTGTACACCAGCGCCGACGCGAGCTACTTCGGCTTCGGCTTCGGTTGGTCGGGCATGGGCTGCGGCCTGTTCGCCGAGTATTACACGCAGGCGCTCGGTTGCTCCTACATCCACACCGGCCTCGATTCGACTGCGTGGCGTCGCGTCTACAACGGTGACGGCAACCTCGTCGGTTCCGGCGATGTCGTTGCGGGCCTGCTGCAAGCGTTGCCGTCGATGTTCAACCAGAACACGGTGCTGCTGCCGCTGCTGGTCACGCAGCGTCGTCTCTCGCAGGGTCAGACTATCGTTGCCGACATGGTGAACGCACGTCTGTGCCGCAACGACAACCACCTGTCCGGGGAAATCGTCACCTACGGCACCGACCGCTGGAAGGTGTACCCGTTCCACCGCAAGAACGCCGACGTGCGCAACGGCGTCTCGTGGTCGACGGGCGCGAACCACTCCGGCACTTTCGCCTACGCGATCCGCTACACGGGGCCGTAACTCATGGCAGGCATCACCGGACAATTCAGCAGCGAAGTCGAGCGCGGCATCAACAACGCGATGCTGAGCGAGGACTTGGACGACAACACCGAAGTCGTCTCGATGTTCGACTTTTACGAAATGCGCCCGGGCCTTCAAGGCGGCTACGGGCGCTGGCGCGTGCATGCCGACAACCATTGGGGCGTCACCGGCCAGCGCAAGTCGACCAGCTTCTTCGACGACTACTACAACCGCATCTACATCGTGCCGGCCGCACTCGACGCCGGCAATTTGCTGTCGACGCAGGTACGCCACATCATCCTGTGGAATGCGTACGTCACGCCGCAGACGTTGGAAAACGCCGCGCTCGGCCCGCAGGCAGGCATCTCGATGTCGCTGCCGGTCGGCGTGAGTCTGCCGTACGAGATGGAGCCGCTGCGCGAGCTGGACTTCACCGTGCAGATCGAACTCAGTGGCCCGCCGACTATCGACAGCTATGCGAACTTCACTGTCGAGGGCATTACCTACACCGTGCCGATCACCGGCCGACGCATCGTGCTGTTCCCGTTCGCGCCGAATTGGGGCTCGCCTGTCGACGAGACGGTCACGATGCGCTCGTGGGTTCTGGCCGCCGAGGATGGCAGCGAGCAGACCGGCAGCGAGTCGGGCGAAGTGCCGCGCCGCACGCTCGAATACAACATCAACCTGCGCACGGCGTTGCAGGCGCAGCGATGCGAGAACCTGCTGTTCGCGTGGCAGTCGCGCTTCTTCGGCGTGCCGCATTGGGGCGAGGAAGAGCGCATCGACGCAGACGTGGCGGCCGGCGCTACGACGATTCCGTTCGACACCTTCGGCCTGTCGCTCGAACCCGGCTCGCTGGTCGCGCTGTACCTCGACGACGAGACGAACGAAATCCGCGAAGTGCAGACGGTCGGCGTCGACGGCATTACGGTCACGACCGGGTTGCAATACGACTGGCCGGAAGGCTCGCGCATCTATCCGTGCTTCGTCGGGCTCATGAACGATGCGATGAGCGGATCGCGCGAAACGTCGACGGTGGGCCGAATGCCGGTCGCGTTCGACTGCGAACCGAGCGTGACCCCGGGCAACGTCGCGCTCAACATCGCGCCGTTGACCTACCGGGGCAAGGAGCTGTTTCTCGGTCGCATCAACTGGCAGTCGGCTATGCCCTTCACCTTCACGTCGGATGTCAAGCGCGTCGACTCGAACACCGGCAAGTTCGTCGCGTTCTCGTCGGCAGGCTTCTCGAAGATGTCGCGCCGGCACAACTGGACGCTGTTCAACCGTGGCGACATCTTCTCGTTCCGGCAGTTCCTCGGCCGCCGGCAGGGCGTCGCGCGTTCGGTGTTCATGCCGAGCGGCACGGTCGACTTCAACATGGCCGCGCCGATCCTCGACACCGAAGACATCCTCGTGGTCGAGAACAACGAATACGGCGCGCTGGCCGGCGCACACCCGGCACGCCGCGACATCATCATCGAGCTGCACGACGGCACGTATTTCTGCCGCCGCATTCTCGGCACCAGCGACTTCGACAACTTCACCCGGCTGCAACTCGATTCGTCGCTGGGCGTCTCGCTCGATGTCGACGACGTGGCGCGTATCAGCTTCCTCACGCTGTACCGCTTCGAGTCGCCGTCCACCACCATCCGCCACCTGACCGACTCGAAGGCTACGGTAGAAGCCATCATGGTCGCGAAGACGACCGAGGATTGACATGAGCCTCTTGCAATACGAAAGCGACAAGGAACTCAGCTCCCGCGTGGAGCTGTACTTGTTCGAGAGCGACGATGGCCGCTATCGCTGGGCCTACACGACCGATGCGCGCGAAAAGGTGCTCGGCCCCATCGTGTACAAGCCCGAGTCGATCAAGCGCGGCGAGCTGAAGCAGACGGCCGGCGACGCGAATATCGAGAACCTGCAAGTCACGATGCCGTTCGACAACCCGGTGGCACTGGCGCATGTGCCGTACCTGCCGGCGCGGCCGATCAAGCTGACGATCTACGCCTACCAGCGCAACGACCCTGCTGCGGAAATCGTGCAGGCATTCACCGGCCACATCACCAGCTTCAACCAGAAGGGCGCTGAGGCCACGCTCGAATGCTCGCAGATCATCGACAACCTCTCGCAGACGGTCCCGTGGGCGGTGTTCAAGAGCGGCTGCATTTGGGGCTTGTACCAAGTCGGCTGCGGCGTCGACAAGCAGTTGTGGAAGAACGATGCGCTGGTCACGACCGTCAACGGTGCGGTGCTGGGCTCGCCTGAGTTCTCGGCCAAGCCGACCGGCTGGTACACCAACGGCTTCGCCTACAACCCGGCAACCGGCGAACAACGCTTCATCGTTGCGCACGACGCCGCCGCCGGCACGATCACGCTGGTGTATCCGTTCCTCGAAATTAACGGGAGCCAGATCATCGAGGTTTACGCCGGCTGCGCACGCACGAAGGAAGTGTGCGCGGACAAGTTCAACAACAAGCTCAACTACGTCGGGTTCGATCACTTCCCGGCCTACAACGTCTTCTCGCAGGGGATCACCTAATGGTTTGGGTAGCCATCGTAGTTGCGCTCGTCATGGCTGTAGTTGGCGAGCTGCTTCGGCCGAAGCCGAAATTCAACGACCCGAAGCCTTCTGCTGTCGGCGACTTCTCGTTCCCGACTGCGGATGCCTCGCGCGTCATTCCGATCTTCTTCGGCACCTGCAAGATGCAAGGTCCGAACGTCGTGTGGTTCGGCGACCTGACGATCATCACGCTGAAGAAGAAGGTCAAGACCGGCTGGTTCTCGTCGAAGCGCATCGTCACCGGGTACAACTACTACCTCGGCGTGCAGCTCGTGTTCGCCTACGGGCCGTGCGACGAGTTCATCGAACTGCGTATCGACGACAAGGTTGCGCCGATCAACAACAAGACGTTCACGGGAGACGTGTGCGCCTTCACGATCAACGCGCCGACGATTATCAGCAACGACGACCCGCCGAACGGCGTCAAGGGCAACTGCAAGCTGTATCGCGGCACCTTCGAGCAGCCGCCGAATATGTACCTGAGCGAGCAGTGGGACGAGCCGGAGATGACCGCGTTCCGTCCGCTGCTGCACATGGTCATGGAGAAGTGCTACCTCGGCAACACCGACACGCCGCCGCCCATCTCGATCATCACGCGCCGCTGCCCGAACCAGCTCGGCTTGACTGGCGGCCGGCACAACGTCAACGGCGACTCGAACATCGCGTGCGCCGTGTACGAGGTCATGACCAACAATATGTGGGGCATGAAAATCCCCGAAGACAAGATCGACGTGGATTCGTTCATCGCCTGCGGCAACACGCTGGCCGACGAGAGCATCGGCATCTCGATGCTGGTGCAGACCGCCATGCTCGGCCGCGACCTCGTGGCGGAAATGCTGCGGCACGCTGACGGCGTGGTGTACGCCGACCCGGTGACGGGCCTGTACACGATGACGCTGGCCCGCGAGATTCCCGACGAAGAGCAAGACGAGCTGCTGATTGTCGACGACTCGAACATCCTGCCGGATACGTTCGAGTTCTCGCGTTCGTCGTGGGAGATGACGAAGAACACGATCATCGTGCAGTACACCGACCGCACCACGTTCGAGACGACGCCGGTCCAATACCAAGACCTCGCGAATATCGACGTGCGCGGGGGCATGATCGACTCGGAAGAATTCAGCTACCTCGGCTTCAGCAACTCGACCGCCGCGATGAACACCGCTGCTCGCGTGTCGAAGATGAAGGCGTCGCCGTTGGTGTCGGCGAAGATGTCGCTCAACCGCATCGGCTACCAGCTCCGTCCCGGTTCTGCGTTCTGGCTCCGCAAGCCGAACCGTGGACTGGCGAACGTGCTCATGCGCGTCATCGAAATCAACTACGGCACGCTGGACGACCCGGCCATCAAGATCACGGCGATGGAAGACATCTTCGCGGTCAATGCCGTGGCCTACGTTCCGCCGGACCCGAGCGATTGGCAACCGCCGGTTGGCGCGGTCGTGCCGTTCACGCAGCAGCGCATCATCGAAGCGCCGGCATTCGGTGCCGAGGATATGTCGCGGCGCTACGTCATCACGATGGGTGTGCCGAACAGCAACGGCGTGATCGGCTACGACGTGTGGACCGACACCAGCGGCGGCACGAACTTCCAGCAGACGAACGCCATCGACGCGCTCACGCCTTCGGGCGTGCTGGTGTCGGGTTTGTCGCGCACCGGGCCGGAAGTCGATGCTGCGGGCTTCACCGTCACGTCGGTCGTCGGAGTGGCTGACATCGAAGCGGGCACTGCGGGCTCGCGCGAGTCGGGCGAAAACCTGCTGCTGGTCGGCAACGAACTCATGGCATGGCAGGGAATCACAAACAACGGCAACGGCACTTACACGATCACAGGCGTGTATCGCGGCGTGCTCGACACCATGCCGCAGGATCACGGTTCCGGTTCGCGCGTCTACTTCATGTCGGAAGGCGCGGGCACGACCAACGAAGACGGCTACGGCGGCGACCTGACGCTCAACACGAAGCTGACGCCGAAGAGCATCATCGACACGGTGCCGCTGGACAACGCTGCGGCGATGTCGGTCACGACCAATGCTCGTGCGCTGCGTCCGCTGCCGCCGGGCCGCTTGCGCATCAACGGCGCGGTCGTGGGCTCGGGTGCTGCATACACGGCCGACATGATGTTCTCGTGGGCGCACCGCAATCGTCTCGACGACAGCATTGCATCGCAGGCCGATACCAGCCGTACGCCCGAGGAAGGTACAACCTACAACATCCGGGTCTACACCAGCTCGAACGCGCTGCTGGCGTCTGCGCTGGACGTGTCGAGCGCAGCATCGACCGGCACCATGCGCTTCGCGGTGTCGGGCGATATGCGCGTTGAAATCGAGGCGGTTCGGGACGGCTATGTGTCGTGGACGAAGCTGGTCGGCTACTTCAGCTATACTCCGGCCGCCGGGGCTACCGCCAACGAAATCATCGTCGACGAACCCGAGTACGTTCTGGACGGGGGTGGCGCGTAATGGCACAGGTAGTCGTTGCACAACGCATGTGGCAGCGCCGCGACACTGCGGCGAATTGGTCTGCCAAGAATCCGATCCTCGCGGCCGGCGAGATTGGCGTGCAGCTCGGCGCTACTTCGGACGAGACCAAGTTCAAGATCGGCGACGGCGCGACCCCGTGGAACTCGCTGTCGTTCTTCGAGGGCCGGCTCATCGAAATCGGCACGGGCGGCGGTTACATCCGCTGGCGCTACGTGGGCGACGCCGACTGGATCAATCTGGTCTCGCTCGAATCACTGCGCGGCCCGGCTGGTGCGAATGGCGCGCAAGGCCCGCAAGGGTTGAGTGCATATCAGGTCGCCGTCGCCAACGGGTTCGCCGGCACGCAGGCCGAATGGCTCGCATCGCTGAAAGGCGAGAAGGGCGATCAAGGCGACCAAGGCCCGCCCGGCATTCCGTCGCAGCGTCGTATCCAGCGCATCACGAATACCGACAGCGGCTCCATCGTGTGCGACTGGAACTCCTACGACGAAATCCGCGTGACGCTGACCGCCGACACGCTCGTCAACATGACGGGTGCGCTTGACGGTCAGGGCTGCGTGCTGCTGCTGAAGCAAGGCGGCGTCGGCGGTCACGGCGTTTCGTTCGGCAGTAACGTGCGCTTCAACAACCTCATCCCGATCTACAACCCGACAACGACTGCCGGCAAGTCCGACAGGCTCGGTTTCGTCTACGACGACGACGCGGGCTTCTACGACGTGCAAGCAATCGTGGATGGAATCTAACGATGGCAGACGACTACATCCCGCCGTTGTCGCCGAACATCGTGTGGGTCTTCAAGGGCAACGACTACACGCCCCCGTTGACCCCGAACATCGAATGGATATTCGGTGCAGATGATGAAGGCGGCGGAAACGAGCTACGCAAATCCACCTACATGCTAATCCTGACAATGTGAGGTATTGAAATGACTGTTCGCATCTACTCTTCTTCCGACGCTGGCGCTCCGGTTCTGCGCGGCAACACGCCGGGCGACCTCATCAACGTGCTCGAAAAGTGCCTCGTCACCGGCTACGGCTCGAAAGCCGGCGCAGGCTGGACGAAGCCGTTTACCGGCACGAACGTCGCGGCGTTCCAGCAAGGCGCAGGATCGAACGGCATGTTCCTGCGCATCGACGACACCAGCACTGCGACCAGCTACCGCGCAGCGTTCATGAAAGCGTACGAAGCAATGAGCGATGTCAACACCGGCACGCCGACTTCGTTCCCGACGCCGACGCAGAAGGCGAATGGCCTGCCGTGGTTCACGCACTACAGCAGCGGTTCGGTCGCCAATCCGCGCCCGTGGCGCATCATCGCGGACGAGATGCTGTTCTACTTCATGGTGAACACCTACCCGGAGAACGGCGACAGCGGTTACTACTACAACGAGTGCTATGCGTTCGGCGACATCATCCCGTTCAAGCCGGGCGACACGACGCACACCATCTTGCTCGGGTCGTGGAACGACAGCAGCCCGAATACGTCTGAAGGCTATCCGTTCTACGGCGTCGGTATCAGCAGCACGATGGGTTCGAGCCGCTACGTGATGCTGGCCGCGCGCTCCTACACGAATCTCGGCGGCCCGATTTACCTCGGCTGGCACAACGACATGACCAAGGGCAGCAACACTTGGGGCGTCGGCAATTTGTCCTACCCGCACGGCCCGGACGGCGGCCTGTACTTGTCCCCGGTGTGGGTGCATGAGCCGCAGGTTTCGCCGTACAACGTGCGCGGGCTCATGCCCGGCCTGTGGGTGCCGTGTCACAACGAGAACATCTTCAGCCAAGGGCAGACCTTCAACGGTCAAGGCGAGCTGGCGGGCAAGACGTTCATGGCGCGCAGGCACTACCAATGCACTGCGGTCTTCGAGATTTCCGACACTTGGGATAGGTAACGCGCGATGGCGCTCATCTTCAACCTGCCGATGTCGGGGCCGGATGGCTCCACGACGATTACCGACACCACGGGAAACTTCTCGTGGTCGGTGAACGGCAACGCGCAGATTCAATCCAACGCGCTGCTGCTAGACGGCAGCGACGACTACGTGAGCGCGCCTGTCGATAGCCGGGTGAAGATCGGCGCTATCAGTAATTTCCGCATTGCCTTCGACATGCGCATGGCGGCAGCGGACAAGGGCGGCTACAGGATCATCCTCGACCAGATCAACACGTCTATCAGCGCATGGACTTGGCAGGTCTACACGCAAGACGGGGTGCTTGCGTGGAGCGTGTACAACCCGAGCTACGGCGGCATCAATCTTGTCGGCGGCACTGTGGATGTTGCGGACGGCAACTGGCACACCGTCGAAATTATTCGCGAGAGCGGAGCCGTCAGAATTGTTCTTGACGGCGTGACGCTTGCGACAGGAAGTGACGGCCGAGACTACGCGGTTACGCCGATCATAGGTATCGGAACGCGCGTCTACCAGCGGTATCCGTACGACTACAAAGGTTCGCTGCGAAACGTCTCGCTGGAAATCACCGAGCCGGTTGTCTCGTACGGCCGGGTTTCCGCGTTCGTAGCTAAGTCGCTGGTCGGCTGGGATCGTGCGCGCAATCGTTCGGCGATCCGCCGGAGCATCTTCTATTCGTTCCCGCCTATGGAAACGAAGAAAGTGCAGACGGTCAAGGTCACGCGCGGCGTGCCGCCGTGGTGGGGGCCGAGCGGGTCGACCACGCAGCTCCCAACCTACAAGCTGCGCGGCCGAGTGATGCAGCGCGATCCTGACGGGGTGTTGCCGGATGCGCCGGTACAGTACGCGCGCGTCGTGCTGTTCTTCAGGCGCTTGCATACGCTCGTAGACATCCAGCTCTCCGATGTCGACGGCTACGTGCAATTCGATAACCTCATGCCGGGCGGTCAGGCGTACTACGCCATCGCGTTCGACCCGGAAGGCGCACCGTTGCAGAACGCGGTCATTTGGGATCGACTGACACCCGAGCCCGGGCCGTAAGGAGAAGTGCCGTGAGCCCGAACAACAACGAGCAGAATAGGAACCGAAGAGTGACGGACAAAGCAGGGGGACTTCTGGACGCCGCGCAACAGGCCATTCGGCTCGAACGCATCGAAGGCGATATGCGTCTGCTCACGCAGCGCGTCAGCTCCGGCATGGAGAACGTAAGCGCCACGCTCGCGGCCGTACAGGTCGAAGTGCGCGGCTGCTCGACGAACGTGTCGGAGCTACGCGGTCTGCAAGGCGCGCACGACTCGAACAAGGTAGCAATCGACAAGGTGGAGAAATCAGTGTCGGAACTTGGTGCGAGGTTGGAGTCGTGGTTCGATGAGTTCGAGGCCAAGCAGGAACAACGGTGGCGCGACTACTCGAACAACCGCGATCAATGGCGGCGCGAGCACGAAGCCGAGAACGAAAACGTCAAGAAGGACTTGGAGAAGGAAATCCGCAGCGTGCGCGAGACCGTCATCCGCTTCGTCGGGTTCGGTTCCGCAATCGGCGCATTGGCGGGCGTGATCGTTGGCGGCTTCCTGTGGAACATCAACTACCGCTTCAACGACAACAAAGAGGACACGGATCGAGTCGAGAAGTCGTCGGCCTACAACCGGCAGCTCATCGACGCGATGGGTGTAGAACACGGCAAAGAGCTGGCCGACATCAAGCTCTATCTCGCTCGCGGGGGCCGCATCCCCGAAGAGCCCTACGTTCCGCAATCACAGAGGAAAGAAAATGGACACCAACAACAGCAGCCCGGCCAACCCGGAAAGTAAGATGCCGTTCCGTCGTCGCGCGTGGGAGTTCTGGCGCCGCAACCAGATCATCCTCTTCCAGCTCCCGGTCATGCTGGTCTTCCTCATCGGCAGCTACATCGTGCTGAAGTCGGTCGACTCTCGCATCGGCGTCGAAGGCTTCGGCGACATCTTCGGCTACGCGCTCAACGCGGTGCGCATCACGCTCATCATCTTCACCACATGGTGGATGAAGAAGTGGTGCTGGTTCGACCTGCACGACCGCACCGAACTCGAACTGTTCGACCTGCGCAAGCAAGGCAACCGCGACGCGCACTGGATCGTCTGGACCGACCGCATCGAGTGGATGCTGGCGCTGGCGTTCGCGACCTTCTGGTACACCCGATGAGCGCCCGGGTCGTAGTCCTCGCTGCGGCCCTCCTGCTGGGCGCGTGCGCCCGGCCGGCAGCGGTACCCCCGGTCGACCAGACCGTGCTCCCGCCGGCCGTGGAGAGCCTGCCAGCGGCCACGCCGGAGCCGGTCGCCGAGCAGGTCGTCTCGGCCCAACCCCTGCCCCGGGCCGAGCAGGCGGTTTCGGAGACCGTCACGGAGCCGCTTCTGGCTGCGCAGGCGGCGCTCGCGGACCTTACCCCGCTACTACCCCCGCCGCCGGCCCGGGACGCGGCTTGCCGGCGCGCTGCGGCGGCCCTGACGCTACGCTGGGAAGTGACCAGCCCGGCGTTCTACCGGAAGCGGCTCGAACTGCCGATCTGGCCGGGCGGGGCGTCCGGGGTGACGTGGGGGATCGGGTACGACGGCGGCCACCAGCCCCGGGCGGTGATCGTCGACGACTGGCACGACCACGGGCAGGTCGACCGGCTGGGCCAGACCGCCGGCATCGTAGGCCAGCCGGCCAAGGTGGCGCTGCCGCGCTTCCGCGACATCCCGACTGGCTTCGACCACGCCAGCCGTGTGTTCGAGGAACGCAGCCTCGTCGAGTACGAGCGCCGCACCGAGCGCGCGTTCCGCAACGGCTTCACGGAGCTGCGGCCGAACGCATGCGGGGCGCTAATCTCGCTGGTGTACAACCGTGGCGCGGCGATGACCGGCGACTCGCGACGGGAGATGCGCAACATCCGCGACAACTGCGTGCCGAAGCAGGACTATGCCTGCATCGCTTCGGAGATTCGCAGCATGAAGCGGTTGTGGCGCGGCACGGTCAATGAGAACGGATTGTCTGCGCGCCGCGAGGCCGAAGCGATCCTCGTCGAAACCCCGTAAGGAGATGAGCATGTGGACGAAAGCAATCGCGTGGCTGTTCGGAACGGCGATGGGTCGCGGTGTGCTGCTTGGCGGCAGCATCGCGATAGGCATGGCGCTCGGCTGGTATGCGTTCTCGACGCACTACTACAACGAGGGCGTCGCGTCTTGCCAAGCTGGCCGCGCCACCGATACGAACGCGGCCAACGTCGCGCAAGGTGAAAAGAACATCGCCGACAACCAGACCGCTTCGGAAATCGGCAAGGCCGCCGACGCCGAAGCAGCGAAGGTCGCAGCCGATGCCGAAGAAGCGAAGAACGACTCGAAGGAGACCATCCATGATGTGTACAAAAAGCCGCCCGTCACTGCGCCTGTTGCTGTTGGTTCTTGTGTTCACCCTCTCGACGAGCGGGTGCAAGACCGGATCGGCAAAGCGCGAGCTGCCGCAGTTGAAGCAAGAAGCGCCCCTCGTTAACTGCAAGCAGCCTGCGTCGCCGGCAGTGCCGCGCGAGCCGAAGGCCGACGAGTGGATCGAGTGGAACCCACCGCGCCCGGGCAAGACCGAAGGCGAAGCGCGGCTCAGCGAGCGTGCGGTGAACTGGATCATCGACGTTCTGGGCGTGGTGCGAGTGAGCGAGGGGTACCGCCGCGTCGAGCATGGATGCCTCGACGACCTCGAAGCGAAAGGGCTCATCCGGCAGTAGTTGACAGGCCCGAGGCGCTGCATTACGGTTGATCCCGCTGGTGGCACTTCGCGTTGCATCGGCACTCGGCAGAGGGACAGCGGCGCGGTGAATCGGCGCTCCGCACCGCAGGGAACGAGGAACCCCGGACTAACCATCCGGGGTTTCTTTTTGCGTCAAGACCAAGTGCGTCATGACCAAGTTCGTCAAGACCCAAAAAGAAACCCCGCCACGTTGCCGGGGCGGGGTCTCGGGTCGCTGCGGCGTCGCGCCGGAGCAGTGGGTATCGAGGCGGCGGTTCTGCTGATTCCGGTGTCCGCTCGTGGAGCGCTGCGCCGGCTGGAAGGGCAATGTCGCGTCGATGAGTCGACCCTAATGCGATGCGCTCAGGGTGTCAACACCTTCGTCAGTCCTTCCACGTCTCGACCAGCTTCATCATCTTCTTGCGCGCCTTCTCGACGCCGGCACTCCACTTGTCCCACGCCTTCGTGTCGACGTGCGTGAGGATTTCATTGCGCGCCATTTCGCTCAGCACGGTCGGCGGCAGCGCGTCCAGCTCCCAGCTCTTGTCGCCGAAGCGCTGGCGGTATTTCACGAAGCGCGCGTCGGTCGTCTTGGCCGGGTTCGGCGGCGGCTTCAGCTCTTCGATCTGGTCGAGGTTCAACGCCATGCGCTTCAGCGTGAACTCGCCGTTCCAGCCGAACAGCTCGAAGCGCTCTTCGAGGTCGCGCGTCATGTCGATGCCGCTCGGGTCATGGTCTCCGAAGTGCAGGATCACGACATCCTTGCCGTCGCTCTCTTCGATTTCCCGCTTCGCGAAATCGCGCACGACCGATGCGCTCGGGTAGCCGCGCGCCGCGAGCAGCGGCACGTCGAACTCGTGGCACACGCGGCTGAAGACGCCGACCAGCGCTTCCTTCTCGACGACGAGGAACAGGCGCTTCTCCTGCGTCGCCCACGGGTCGGTGTGGTACTGCCGTGCCGACGCCGTGAGAATGTCCTGCGGGCGCGACCAACGGCTGCGCTGCTCGAACGAGCGCGTGCGGTCTTCGATGGCGTCCCAATCAATCAGGCCGGCGATGCGCGCGTCGTTGACGATGCTCGTGGTCTGCTTGTACGACTTCTCGTTGTTCGGAATGATGTCGCGCGCGACGAGCTGGTAGTAGAGCTGGCGCACGGTCAGCGTGTACCCCGCATCAAGATATTCTTCGATGATCGCGTTGATCCTGTCGATCTGTTGCAGGGTCTTCGTCTTGAAGGTGATTTCTTTGTAGCGTTCGAGACTCATGGCACTCGGCTCCTGTTAGCGGTTGGCGGGCTGTTCGGCGGCCCGGATGTCAGTGGCGCGGATGGATTCGATTTCAGGCGACAGCTCGATGCGTTCGACCGCATAGCCCACGTCGCGACCGTAGTACACGCCGCGCACGTCGGGCACCGGGTAGATGTGGTAGCTGCCGGCGTGCGCGTGCAGCGCGTGGTGGATGCGCTGCTCGATCTGCGGGTAGGTGTACGGGTTGTCCGGGCTCGGTTGCACAGTGCGCACGCCGATGCCGACGTAGCCGCTGCGCGCCAGCGTCTCGCGGAACAGCGCGGTGTGGCCCGCATGCCACGGCTGGTAGCGGCCGATCATCGTGCCCTGCGGCGTCAGGTAGCGCAGGCACGCGGCAATGCGTTCGAGCGTGGGCTGCATCACTTCGGCCGTGACTTGCACCGCGACCTGCTGCGGGCGCTCGAACATTTCGTCGGTGTCCGGGTAGCGGCTCTTCTGCACCGTGTCCATGAAAACGATGAGGTCAGGTGCGAACGCCTCGCGCGTCTCTTCGGTCGGGCACACAAACGACGCGACGACGAGGCCGCCGTTGGTGTCAGCCAGCTCGCGCATGCGCTGCGCCTGACGCACGCGCCCTTCGTCGCTGAAGTCCCAATCGCTGTACGTGCTGCGAGCGTTGTCGCCGTCGATGTGCGTTGCCGGCAACACGCGCGCGAGCGCTGCGCCGAGGGTGGTCTTGCCGCTGCCCGGCAGACCGCAGATGAGAATTCGCTTAGCCACGGCGGGCCTCCTGAGCGAAGTTGGTCAGGTACTCGACGGCCTTCGCGTAAGTCCACGCATGCACGTATTCCTCGCCCTTGGTCACGTCGTCTTCGGTGATGACGGCCCGCACTTCCGTCGCGGTCCAATCAATCGAGATGACGCGCTTACGCCAGCCGATCTTGACCGGGCCAAACTCGGTCATGGCGAGCCACCACGGGCTGTTTCGACGAATGTCGTCGTAGTGAGGCACGTTCGGCCAGTAGCCGTTCGGAAGTTCTTCCGCGTGCTTGACCATGATGCCTGCCAGCACGAATAGCGCGAGCATGTGTTGCTTATCCATTGTTCGATTCCTTCTGTGCGCGAAGTTCTTCGCGGATTTCCATGAGCAACAGGCCGAGATGATTCTCGCCCTTGCCTTCGCATACGCCCCAAAAACGGTCGCCCCACCAATTCCCTTCGACGAGCTTCGACTTCCCGGTCTTCAGCAGGCGCGACCGCAGCGGGTCGGTGCCGAACTTCTGGCGCAGCAGGTCGCGCATGACGCCGACCTTGATCTGCTCCCAATCTTCGCGCAGCGTTGCGTGCTTGCCGCGCTGCTTCGCGCCAGCGGCGCTCGGCTCGTTGCGAATGCGACGGCGCTCGTCCTCGTCGAGCGTCTTGGCTGCTTGGAAGGCGTGCTCCACGGTGCGGTACGAGTGCCCCTCGAAGGCGATGCAGCATGACCAGAAATTCGAGAGGAAGCGGTACGGGCCGTTGAAGCTGTCGATGGTCTTCATGGTGTCCCCTAGTGGAAGTCGATCTTCGCCTTGCTGAAGAGCTGGCGCTGCTTCTGCATGTCGGTGCGAGTGATCTGGTCTTGGATGGGAACCTGCACGTTGCGATTCATCATCTGGTGCAGGTAGCGCGGCTCTACTGCGTGCCCGGTCGCGAACTTCGCAATCGCCATGAGAATCTGAGGCGAGTGCAGCTCGAAGAACGTGCCGGTCATCGACCACGGGTGCGGCCGGATGTGCGCCGCGATGTCGAGCAGTTGCCGCTCGGCCTTGCGCACGTTGAGCGGCGGCTGGATGCCCTGCTTGCGCATGGAGTGCTCGACTTCGCTCGCCGCACGATGCACGACGAGGTACTGCGCGCCCGGGAACCGGACGAGCAGTTGGTCGAAGAAGAACAGTCCGGCCACGTCCGACACGAACACGCGACCGGACGGCTGCTTGTCGATCTTCTGGCCCAGCTCAGCGATGCTTGCGCACTGCTGAAGCGGGTTGTGCATCGACGACACGCACAACGGCCGAAGGAACTCGGCCATCCATGCGCTGCGGCTGCGCGGCAGGCTCAGCATGATCGTCAGGTGCTCGTATGCCACGTCAGCCTCCTACGCGGTTGTGCTCGTCGCTGAGCTTGTCGAGCTGCCGGGCCTCGGCGTAGCTGTCGAGCACGCGGACGAACGCATCGTGCAGCAGCGTGCCGGCGGGCACGTAGATCACTGTGCCGCCGGTCAGGTCGTTGCGGGTGTAGATGGTCGGAGCCGCGCCCGGGATGAGCTGGCCTTGACCTTCTGGCGTCGCCTGCATGCGATCCGGTGGGCGCGAGTCGAACTCGCGCACCATGCCGTCAGCCGGCCCACCGACGAAGAAGCCTCGAACGGTTGCATTCATCGCACGTCTCCGTCGCCCTGCAACGTGCCGCGTTCCTTGCGTCCGTTGAGCTTTTCGCGGTTGTCGAACAGCAGCTTCTCGTAGCCGCCCTCGCAGCCCACCAGCGGCCCCGTGCGCTCGGCGTACTCGACCGACACGGCGATCACCGCAGCGAGCGCACCGCGCAACTCGGCGATCTTCTCCGCACGCTTCTCGGCGCTCCACGTCGCACCATCGCGCATCATCTTCTTGATGACGCCCAGCACGCGGCCGGCGTGCGCACACAGGGCCGATTGCAGGTCGTAGCCGCTGATACGGACCTCGCGGTACTCGGCGTCGGCGAGGCGCTGCATGCCTTCCTGCACCAGCACGTCGAAGCGCGGCAGCTCCGGGGTCTCGGCGCACAGGCGCGCGGCGTACCACTGCACGTCGCCCAGCTCGTGCCACGCCTTCCGGTAGCGCTCGACGCGGAACTCTTCGCGGATGGCTTCTTGGTCGAACAGCTCGGCCAGCTCGCCGACTTCGTTCGACAGACCGATGCCGGTGTACAGCATGCCGGCGCTGACGTTGCCGGCGAGCTGCACGATGTCGGTCGGGTACTTGGCGGTCGTGACGGTGAAGGCGTTGTACGCCTCGGCGAAGACGCGCGTGGGCTCGACGCGCGCAGCACGCGACTCGCGTGCGGTATCGAGGGACAGGATGCTCATGCGCGGCCCCCGGCGGCCAGCGCCTCGGCGAAGTCGTTGCTGTAGCTGGCGTCGAACTTCGTCGCCATGTCGTGCAGCACGAGCGTGGGGCCGCCGTGCGCGGCCGGGATCATCGCGAAGTCGACACCGCGCACGAGCTGGTTGCGCGCACCGTCGTCGGCGATGGCGTGGACGACCAGCGCCTCGGGGTTCTCGCGCGCGGCGCGACGCTCGGCCTTCAGGATGCGGCGCATGGTCTTGCCGCCGAACGCCTTGCGCAACTTCTCCTGCGGCGAGCCGTGGTCGCGGATCGCGAGGACGCCGGCAATGCCGCCCTTCGACGTGCGCACTTGGCGCTTGTTCTTCTGCTGCTCGTTCGCGTTGTCGCGGGCTTGCAGCAGGAAGGCGTAGTTCTCGTCGACGGCGAGCATGCGCTTGCGCCACGGGCTCAGGGTCTTCGCCTTCTCGGAATCGTACGAACGGAAAATGCGCTTCAACAGGTTCATCGTGTGCTCCTTGGAAATGAAAAAGCGGCCCGGCCGATGTCGACAGGGCCGCTTCGATGTACTACGTCAACGCCACGGGCTCAGCGGCCGGCGACGAACTTGGTCTGCTTCTGCACCCGGCCGCGCTTGGTCTCGCGGAACAGCACGATGGTCGTGTTGTCGTCGGCCATGATGCTCGCGTCGTCGAGCGCATTGCCCTCGGTCGCGAACGGGCCGTTCATGGTGCTGGCCTTCTGCGAACCGTCTTCCTGCGCGGTCAGCAGCAGGTACGCGAACTGCTTCGCGCCCTTCTTGCCACGACGCACGCCGACCTTGCGGGCGGCAGTCTTCTTGCCGGCCGGGCGACCGCGCTTGGCGGGCGCAGCGGCTTCGGCCTTCTTCGCGACGCGCTTGGCCGGAGCCTTCTTCGCGGCGGCCTTGCGTGCAGTCTTCTTGGCGGCCTTCTTGGCGGGGCGCTTCTTCGCGACCTTCGCCTCGGTGGCTTCGGCGTTCTCGGACATCTGGTTTCTCCTAGCGTTGTTGTCGACAACTCGCGGAATGCGAGCGGGGTTCCCTTGCGGGATTCGGTTCAGTCCACGCAGTACGCGGGGACTTCGGTGCGGAACGTCCGACACTCGGACGGCTGCGTGATGTACAGGCCCGCCATGCAGGCCAGCAGCAGCACGACGTAGACGATCTTCTCGCGGCGGCTCATCACTCGCAGCCCACGGTGGCGTTCGCGCGGGTCGGGTGCGCGGCGGTGTACTGGCTGAAGTCACGCCAGCCTTCCGAGCCGCCGCACGCGAAGCCCCAGCGGCGCACGATGGAGCCGGTCATGAAGAGCGTCCAGCACGGCTCGTCGTTGTTGCCGAACAGTTCGAGCAGGTGCATGTGGTCGGCACTCAGGCGGCGGAAGTCGCCCGTGCGGAACTGCTGCGTGTAGTCGAACTTGTGCTGGCCCGGGAACTTGCCCTTGTTGCGAACGACGCTGCCTTCGACGTACGTGCGGCCGTCGCCCGGGGTGAACAGTCGGTGCATGTACGAGACGTGTGCGTCCATGCCGGCGGCGCTCTCGTCGATGGCGTGCTCGTAGCACCACTCGCTCGTGTGCTCGATGTAGCGGCCGTCGAGGATGAGCGAGGCGCTGACCCACGGATGGTCGTGCAGTGCGCGGTCGTCGTCACCGTGGACGAACTTGTGCAGGTACAGGTTGAACCAGCGGTTGCGCGGGATTATGTGCCAGCGCGTCAGGTACGGGCGACGCGGGCCGCCGTCGATGCCGTCGAGCATGATGACCTTGGACGGCGAGACGAGACGCGCATACAGCTTGAACGCGCCGACGAAGACCGACCATAGGCCGATCATCGAGAGCACGTCGTAGAAGCGACGGGAGACCTTGGGAGCGATCATGGCGGGGAACATCCTCGGGATGATGGGGTAGTTCATGCGTCGACCGCCGCGTCGGCGGTGGCCGGGCCGTCCGCGTTGGTCACGTCGACCTGCGGACGAACGAGCGGCAACGGCTGCGAGCCGTCGAGGTTCTTGAACTCGATGTAGTAGCGCGTGTTGAGCGTCTTCAGTCCGGTGTCGACACGGTTCTGGAAGACGGTCAGCAACTCGGCCTTCGTCAGCTCCCCGGCGTGCATGCCGCCTTCGGAGACGACGCGGAAGTTCTCGGTGTCGCCGCTCGTGAGCATGGCGAGGTTGTGGCGGTCGAGGATGAGCTTGTCGAGCAAGTCGCGGATATTCGGCAGTTCGGCGAAGTCGATTTTCATTGGTTCTCTCGGCGTGAGATGAAGAGCGGCGTATCGTGCCGCAAGCCGCCGGGTTGACCCTTCAAGCGCTGGGGAGTGCGCCATCCAGTTGACCGGGGGTATCGCCTCGGCGACCCCGTGCAGTTCGTGATTTACCCCGTAGGGGGACGAAGTAAATTCGTTACTGCGGGGCCACTCTAGCGCCAGCTTTTCGGCTTGTCAACACCCTTCCTCGTGTCCGGCGGCCGGCTCAGCCGGGCCATCTTGCGCTCGCCCCGGAAGAGCCTGTCGCGCAGCATCTTCTCGCTGACGTGCGGGCAGTGTCGCTTGATCTGCTCGAACGTCATTTCGTCGCCGTCGATGGCGTACAGCCGAACGCGCGCAACCTCTTTCACTGCGTAATCCTCGTCGTCGAATTTCTGCCTGCTCATAGCGCCCGCCCGTGGGTCTGGATGTAAACGTCGTGCAGCATCTCGTGAGCGACTGCCTTGCGAAACGCTTCCTGCTGCACAAGCGCATGCGCGAAGTCGCGAGCGCTCGGCTCCTTCATGCCGAGATGCGCGGTCATGCGCAGCGCCTCGTCGATGATGGCCTGCGGTTCGCCCTCGGCGTAGCCCTCATCGGCGAGCAGCGCATGGATAGCCTCGCGGTACTTCGCGTGCCGCGCGCGCTGCCGCAGCATCGCAATGCCAGCGATGACGTTGGGGCCGATCACCAGCAGCAACCAATCGAACCAGCTCATACAGACCTCGCGTGTGGACGCTCTTCGCCTTCCTTCGGCGCAGGAACGTGGTGGAGTGTTTCGAGTCCCTTCTTGATCTTTGCCGCCATCGCTTTGCCGAACTCCGATGCATCGCCGTACATGAGGTCGAGGTCAGGGTCAGCGCATTCGGCGGCGACGTTGCGCAGCGTGTCGAGCAGCATCGGGAGCTGGTGCTGCGCGCTGTAGTTCTGGTGGATCATCGGCCACGCGCCCTGCGCCTTCCACCACTGCTTGCGCTCGTGCTCGGTCAGCGCGACGTATTGGTCGATCATCGCCATCGCGAGGAACGGCGACCAAAAGCACGTATCGACCGGCGTGATCGGCTCGCCCAGCTCATCGAGCGCGAAGTACACCGCGAATACGGGCGTCGTGCCGATGAGATACACGGGCTCGTCGAGCGGGTCTTTGTACGTGGCGATGGTGTAGCCCCGGTACGCGGCCATGTGTGCGTAGCGGCGCTTGCTGGCGTCAGGGAGTGGCATGCGAAAACTCTCGTTGAAGTACGGGTCAAGGGACGCTGAGGCGTACAAGCACGCCTGCTTGGGCTCAGGTTGCGCGGCTCTCATGGCGATGAAGCTGCGCTCGCTCACGCGCCGCCCGCGTCACGCACGAGCACGACAGGCTCGCCATCGGCGTCTCCGTCAGGCAGGCACGAAGCGAGCACGTCGGCCGCGCCCTGCGTGTCGCCGAGCACGAGCAGTTGGATCGCGGCGCGGATCGCGGTCTCGGTCTCGACCGCTTTGCGCTCGGCGGCGAGCACGTAGCCCGCACCGTCGCACAGCTCTTCGAGCAGATGGCGCAACCACTGCGCGGTCGTAAGGTCTTTGCGATCCAGCGTCACGCCGTACTTCTTCAGGCCGGCGTCCGCGCGCTGACGGATGATCGCGATGAGGTCGTTCGTGGTCTGCATGTCGCTCATGGTCAAAAGTCCTTGGCAAAATCACGTTCAACGCGCAGCAAGGCCGAAACCTTTGCGTCGAACTTTTTCGGGGTGTCGATGAGGATGTCCGCCGCAGCGCACGCGATGACGGGAGACGTGAAGTAGGCTTGGATCGGGTGCAGCACTTCGCCGAAGTCGTCGACGATGTAGTAGGCAACGTGGACGCCAATGCCGCCGTCGAGCACGACCAGCGGGCCGCCGTCGCTGCGCACTTGGTCGCTGTGCAGCTCGGCGATGAACACGTCGCGGTAGGGTTGGATGCGCTTGAACTTCATGCGGCTTTTTCCTTCAGGTGGTCGAGCTGCCAGCCGGCCTCGATTGCAGCGAACAACCGCAGCTCGCTCGCGTCGTCGACATCGAGGCGCAGGTACTCGATGAAGCTGTCGATCATCTGCGGCGTCATCGGGCGCTTGTCGTAGAAACGGCGGTATGCACTTTGCGGAATCATGTCCCACACCGGGCACAGGTCGACGATACGCTTGCCTTCTTCGCGAAGGTGGCGGCGCATGATGTCGCGCACCGTCTTCGGGTTCTTCTTGACCGTGATCTTTCGGCCAGTCGACGGACGGAAACTCATAGCCCGATGTCCTGTCCTTCCTCGCGCTTCAGCAGCCACATGGGCTTGCGCGAGAGCATCGGCAGCGGGCCGATCCAGCCATCGACGGAGCCGTGGTGCCGGTTCCATCCGTAGTTGTCCCACCAGCGCCCGCGCATCTGGCCGTACTCCGGCAACCACACGGCAATTTCCATCTCCGCGTGCTGCGGCAGCGCGTGCGGGTACGGGTGGTGCCAGATGGCGTAGAAGCCGAACTCCGGCGGGTCTTCGAGCACTTCGATGTCCTCGTAGCGCATCGGCCCGGCCCAGCCGAGCACCATGCCGGTGAAGGGCACGAACGGCGTCTTCAGGCTTGGCCTGCGCTCCCACCAATGGCCGTTCGCCCAGCGCATCACCGCGTACATGCGCGGGTCGTGGACGATTGTCGGGTTGCGCGTCAACTCGACGGCGTACAGCCCTTCGACTGTCGGATCGTCGAGCACTTCGAGATGTTCAATCTTCGTCATGCGGTGCCTCAACGTGCGCGCGTAGTGGCCGCAGGCGCGGCAGCGGGCCGATCCAGCCGTGGACTTCTCCCCTGAAGTATTGGTCGCTGTTGAGGTAGCACCAGCGATCCCCGAACCACATGAGGAAGACATCGACGACGAGCCCGCGACCGTGCGGGTCGTCTACGCGGCAAGCGTAGACGCCCGTGTCCTGCGGCAGTCCGATTTCTTCGTACTGCACCTTCATGCTCACTCGCCCTTCGGCAGCGGCAGCGCGTAGAACAGCACTTCGCCGTTCATGCGCTGCACGGCGACGACCGCGTGGCCGAGCTTGCGCGCGGTCTTGATCGAGGTCGTCGTGTCGGTGCTGACGCCGGTCTCGGTGCCGATATGCACGCCGCCCGGGTACTCGTGAGTCCAGCTCGCGCGCTGTGCATCGAGCACGCTTTCCAGCTCTTCGACGCGCCGCTTGTAGCGACGCGCGTCGGCCTGCGAGATGGTCTTGGACATGGCTCAGACCTCTTCGCGAGCGGAGTGGGCCTCGCACTTGGTCACGAGCAGCATGAAGTGCTCGTGCGGCAGGCCCAGCAGCGTGTCGGCATCGAGCGTGGCGAGCGCTTCCTTCAGCGCGGCCTTGCCGTGGTGCCGGGCGAACAGCAGGGCGTAGTGGCGCATCATCTCGCGCATGGTGTCCTGCTCTCGGCGCACACGCGCTGCGTCCCACGCACCGCCGCGCTCCTGCTTCAGCTTGTCGACCTCGCGCGTGCGCACGCCCAGCAAGGACGACAGCTCGCGGTTCTTGTCCGACAGCTTGGCGACCTCGTTGGTGCTGGTCTCGGCGATCTGCTGGTAGTTGCGCATGTGCTTGTTGATCGAGCGGATAGCACGCAGCGCGAGGCCCACGTCGTCGATGTTCTCGTAGTGCGCGCCCATGTTGCGCCAGCCGGGCACCTTGCGATCCAGCTCGCGGTAAATGACGTTGAGCTGCCGCTCGGCGTCGGCTTCGCGGAAGTCCATCATCGCCTCAGCCGCAGCGTGCGCCTGCTCGCCGACGTTGCGCAGCGCCTCGCTGGCGTCCTTCGTGTCCAGCCGCAGTTCGACCTCGACGACCTCGCGCGCTTCGCCTTCATCGTCAGCCGGCCGCCACGTCGCGAGCCACGTCGCATGGTCGCGGTAGGTAAACTTGGTGCGGTGGCCGTCGCCGTCGCGCTCCATCGTCACGTAGTAGTCCGTGCTGTCCGGCTTGCGGCGCGCGTCGATCACGGTGTAGGTGCCGCCCGAGATGACGGAGAAGTAGCGCTCGCCAGCGGCCGGCGGCTGCTCGGTGCCGTCGAACTCCACGTTCTCGATGAAGTCGCGGAACAGCGACTCGATGAGGCCGTAGCCCATGCCGAGTTCGGGCGGCATGCCGACGCGGCGCGAGCGTGCAGGCTTGAACGACACGTCATGCAGCTCGGCGGCCATCTGCGCGTACGGGTTGCCCGGGACAGCGCCGGCAGTCGTCGGTGCGAACAGGTCGTTCCATGCGCTCGCCGTGGTGAACGTCCATTCGTACTCGCCGCCGCGACCGTTGTCGACGCGCAGCATGCGGACGTGGCTGTGGCCCTCGCACTCGTGCGTGCTGACGACCATGAAGAAGCGTGCCGGGCGGTTGCGGTCCTGCCAGTAGGTGCCGACCTTCGGCGCGAACTCGTAGCCCGGGTGGCCGACCGTCACCGCACGCGCTTCCTTGCGGTCGCTCGCTGCGCCCTTGGTCGTCTGCGTCTTGCTGAAGTCGCGGCGCATGATGCGCTCGATGAGGCTCGGCGTGCCCTTCATCGCATCAGCGATAGCGTCCGGGCTGAAGTCGATGGTGTTGATGATGTGGATTTCCGGCTGCTTCGAGAACGGGTACTCGCGGCGGTGCGGCTTCTCGGCCGAGAACACGGTGCCGTCGTGCGCGTTGAAGAAGAAGCTGTGCTGACCGATGAAGGTCTCGCGAATCCACTTGTGCATGCGCTGCGCTTCCGCGCGCTGGTCATCGCTGGTGCCGACGACGCCGCCGGTCGCATGGATTTCGCGCACGATGCCCTGCTCGTCAACGCACGCAGCGACGGACACGATCATGGGGGTGGTAGCGGTATTGCGGAACTGCTTTTCGATGTGATGAGACATTTCGGCGTTTCCTCGGTTGAGTTAGGTGGTGCTGACGTGACCGGCGGCCTCGCGGTCGAGTTGAAGGTCTGCAATGTCACGCAACGACGAGGGCCAATCGTCGAGCGGCACGAGTCCGTCCTCGTGCATGGTGATCTGGTCAGGCGTCATACCGCACAGGTAGTACGCCTTCGCGAGCGAGAAGCCTGCATTGAGGCGGTAGCGCTTCGCTGCTGCGCCCCACTTCACCGACTCGCGCTCGCGCCAGTCGATCCAGCCGCGTGCGTTGCACAGTCGGCACGGCCGCATTTCGTACTCGTCATGGATGATGTGCGTGAGCTGGTGCTTGTGGCCTTCGCACTTCGGGCAGACGGTGCGGTCGAACAGTTGGAGCCATGCAGCGCGCACCTTCATCCGCAGGGCGAGAATTACTGCGCGGGTCAGCAGGGTGGTAGCGCTGCGCAGGCGAGACAAAGGGGGTACCGGAGCGTTCCGAAGAGCCGCAAGCCTACGGCCCAACATTTTCGCCTCTGCGATTTCGCGGTGCGTGTGGCGCATGGCTGCGGTCACTCCATCCGGGTGACGGTGAGGAACGCAAACATGGCGTCGTTGCTGGCGCTCATGTAGGTGCCGCGTTCCATCTTGAACCGCTTCGACTTGTGCTCGGCCACGCCGCGCACCTTGGCGATGCCGCCGCTCAGGATCGAGTTCTGCTGCTTGAAGTATTTCTGTGCCTCGTTGTTGATCGCGGCAATGTTGCCGTTGTCGAGCGGGATGCGCTGGCAGCGCGCGTGCGACTCGCCGATGTCGAGCTTGCTGAGCTGGTCGTTGAGCGAGCCCGGCAGGAAGATGAGCCGGGGCTTCTCGACGATGCGCACGCGCGGGTTGGCGATGTGCTTCTTCAGTGCGGCCTTCGACCCCGGCTTCTTGCGGGTCTTCTGCGCAGTGTTGGCGCTGCTGTTCGTGCTGGCGGATGCCATTGGGTGATGCCTCCTGTTCCGGGGAAGTAAGCGGACAAGAAACATACTACTGCGCGCACCCGGGGTCGTGTCAACCCGGGCGTTCTCGGTCGTGACCAGCTCGCGCGCCGGGCCGATGCCGCATGAAGGTCCGGCTGGGTTGCCGAAGCGGGCGCAATTTCGGAACCGGCTAGGTCGGCGAAGCGAGAGCGCAAACGGAACCGGCTGGCTTTGCGAAGCGGGCCGAATTTTGGAACGGGCTGGGTATCCGAAGCGGGGACGTTTTTGGAATTGCTCTCTTGCATGTACGTGCGTGCGGGCATGCGCATGTGCGCACGACGCGCGCTCGCTCGCACGCATCACGCGCGGTTCTCGACGCGCGCGGCGCGCGGTTGTCGTGCGCCCGCATGCCGGCGACGCGGGCGCGTCAATGCTGCGCGCGCTGCGCGTTGCGCGGTTCCCTTCATCCGGGCGCGCTTGCCGCCTTCCGCGCTTCCTGAATGCAAAGTAAACGGACTACTGCGCGCAGTAAAAAAATACTTGCGCGGCGCGCGGAACCGTGTAGCCTACGCATACCGGCAACGTCGCCGGCATCGCAAAGGGTCGCAAACATGGCACGCATCGAACGCTCCGAATTTTCCGCCCATGCCGCGCTGGCCGCGTCGCGTGGCGCGCAGGCTGCGCGCAAGGTCGAAACCGCGCGCAAGGTCCAGACGTTGCGCGACCTTATCGCGCGCCTTCCGTTTCTTTTCTCCGTCGCCGTTGCCGCCTTTGTCGCGGTCGCGGCCGTCGCCGTGTCCGTCGTCTAAGGGAGCCCGAATCATGCGCCGTTATCTTTTCGTTTCGTCCGCTACGCTTCCCGTCGTCGCCTACGCGGAAAGCAAAGACGCGATGCGCGCATACGTGCGCGACCTGCTAGGGATTCCGCACGGTTTCCCGCTGCCGCGTCATGCGGTTGTGTCCATCGCCTAACAATTCACCAGACAAGGGAGATTCACCATGCAACGCATTAGCCTTTCGCAAGCCTTCGCACAGTGGCAAGAATTGGCCGCAGACATTCCGCAAGACGACGCGCCCATGCTGGCGGAATCGTGGAACGATTACACGGATTCCCTTTGCAAAGATGGCGCATTGTGCGACCTGCAATACCACTACGCGCCCGCATACGATGAAGAGATGCCCGGCGACGGTTCGCGCTTCGATCCGCTGAGCGATGACCGCGAATTCATCCTAGACGCGCTAGGCGTCACCATGCGCGCAACGCGCAAGGATGGACCGCGCGAAGGATGGGACGCGAGCGCGTCACACTGGCGCGTCACGCTGCGCCGCGACCGCGCGAGCATGACAACGGATTACAGCATGGGCGCGGCGCATACGGGCTCGCCTGAGCTGGCGGACGTGCTGAATTGTCTAATGCGCGATGCGGAATGCGGCGCGCAGTCTTTCGAGGATTTTTGCGCGGACCTTGGGTATGACACGGATTCGCGCAGCGCGGAAAAGACGTGGCGCGCGTGCAAGGTAACGGCCGTCGGGCTCGCGCGGCTTTTCAGCGATGGCATGCTGCGCGACCTGCGCGAATTGTTCGAGGATTTTTGATATGTGCGAGCTTGACGTAACCGCAATCGTCGCCAGTATCGCGCCGCGCGATTACTCGGCATCCGTTGCTGAGCTGGGAAACGATGCCGGCCGCATTACGTGGGAAGCCGCATGCGAGGATGCGCGCGAGCTTTTCGGCGAGCATTTCGACCGCGCCGCATTCGATGAGTATTTTTCGCATTTCGGCGCGTGGGACGCTGAAGAATTGGCCGCGCATACGGATGAAGAATGCGCCGCGCTTATGCTGCAATTCATCGCCGGCGACATGCGCGAGGCCGATTTTTCCAGCTATGCCGACATCGAAGGCGGCGCGGAACCGTTCACGGATGAATGGTGGCCGCAGTATGAAACCGCAAGCGAAGCCGGAACCGTCGCCGGCCGTTTTTTCCGCGCAGACGATGGCCGCGTTTTTTACTACATTGGAGAATGAACATGCAAAGCAAATGGGCAAAGACAACCGCGCAGCGCATCGCATCCGGCGAGCTGGCGGAATCCATCATCCGCAAGGCGCGCGCGTTGCTGCGCGATGCCGTGAACGCTGAAGAGTATTTCAAGCGCGAACCGTCGCCGTCTGCTACCGCTGCGGAAGCGTGGGAGCTGGTGAACATGATTAGCACGCATGCGCCGCGCGTCACGGATGCGCAAGCGCGCAAGGGCGCGGAATGGCTGCGCCGCCTTGTCTACACGTCGCGCGGCACGGTGCGCCGCACGGAAGCCGCGCAGCAATTCAGCGATGCGGACCTGCGCGTTTTGCAGGCTTGCATCGCGCGCCCGGCCTTCCGTCTGGTGGAGCTGGAACCGCACAGCGACGGCCGATACCTGCGCGACCTTGCGCCCGTCTATCGCTGCATCGGCGACAACGGCGAGTCCTTCGATTACACGGCGAGCGCGTGGCAGTCTGGCGGCGCGTTCGCAATCCTGCGCCACGCTTAACCCTTCCCATCCGTGATAAGCCCGGAGAATCTGAAAATGTACAGCATCGCAAACAACGCAAAGCCCGCCATTCTGACGCGCACGGAATCGCGCATCCAATCGCAGCGCGACAAGCGAACGCGCGACACGGAAGCGCGCCGCGCAAAGTATCGGCGCAACGCTGCGCGCTATCTGGCCGCGTCTTTCTGGCAAGGGTCGCGCGACATCGCCGATTTTTTCAAGGGTCGCGGATTCGATCATGCGACGTTGCAGGACGCGGAAAACGATTGCATGGATAACGTCGATTTTTCTTATCTGTATTCCCGCGACTATGCGCGCGAGCTGGAAAAGGAATACGGCGACGACGCGCGCGAATTGTTCGCGTACCTTTGCCCGGATGCGCCGCTGAGCGTGTACCGTGAGCAAATCGCCGACGACATGACGCGCGCGGTTGCAGACTCGCGCCGCGCGGATTATGCGTTGCAGTTTTTCGACTGGTGCCGCGATGCGGTCGAGGATGCGGCCGATTCTTCCGGGCTTGTCTGGTGCTGGCTGGACAAGGCCGGCAAGCCTACGGATCAGGAATACGACGCGCACGCGGTAGGCTTCGCATGCTCGCGCCGCGCGTTCCTTGATCGCAGCGCGGAATGGTGGCCGGAAAAATGGTGGGCGAAAGGTGAAACGACGTGGAGCGATTACGCGAGCAACCGCGAACGCATGGACGCGGCCGACGACGTGCTAAGCGAATTTCTCGGCGAGCATCTGGAAAGCGAAGGCGCGGACCTTGAATCGTTCGATGAGCGCGGTTCGCGCTATGCGGATGATGATTATTGGCCGGAATACTTCAGCGACTACAGCGAAGCGCGCGAGCAATGGGAAAACGACAAAGCAAAGATGCGCGCGCGTCTGCGCGAGATGATCGCGAACCGTGCGCCGCTGGAATTGCGCGCCGCGCTTGTCGCGAGCGTGTACGGCGAGCCCGGCCGCGCGGCCGATGAATCCGAAGATTGAAAGGGAGCTAACGACATGACGACGATTACCGCATACGCATACAATGCCGCGCTTCATTGCCCGCGCTGCGCCTTCCGTTATTTCCGCGTCGATCCTGCGAAGGTGCCGCCGGGCGCGGATGCGCTGGACGGTTGCAAGGATCGCGAAGGGAACGCGCCCGCGCCGCTGTTTTCGACAGACGCGAACGCGGATGGATACTGCGACACTTGCGACATGGCATACGGCGACGCGGAACCGCGCGCGCACGTCCTGAGCATTGACGCATGGCGCGAGCCCGAAGGCTGGACGTGGAATAACTGGCACAAGCGCGGCACGGTGCCGGTTGCATGGTGCGACCTGAGCCCGCGCGCGTTGCTGCGGAACCTGCGCGCGTTCGGGCTCGACCTGCCGCCGGGCGCGGTATGCGTCGAGGATGACGGATACAACGTCGAGATTCAGGCGCGCGGCACGCGGGAACCGTTGTATGCCATTGCCTACGGCGAGGCTTGCGCATGACGGAACCGACACTAAACGAAAAGGCGCAAATTCTGCGCGCTGGCATTCTGGCGTATCGCATAGAACGCGGCGCGCGCTGGCTTTGTTTCGCTGCCATCGTATGCGCGGGCGCGTTGCCGCTGGCATGGGGAGCGTTCCGGGCGCATGGCATCGTTAGCGGGCTCGCCGTGCTGGCGCTGGTGCTGGCGCTATGCTGGCACGTCAAGCCGCACGGGCGCAGCCTAGCGGCGCAAGCGCGCGAGATTGAAGCCCGGTTCAAGCCGCACGATTAAAAGCGCGCTGCGGCGCGTTCCCTGCATCGCCTACCCTGAGCCCGGCCGCGTGCCGGGCTTTTTATTGCCTGCGCGTCTAGGCGCGGCTTAGCAGCCTTGCCGGCCGCACGTCTGCCCGGCCTTCCGTATCCCTTCGCCTGAGCCCGTGCCCGCATCGCTTGCGGCCGGGCTTTTATTTTGCCCGCTGCCCGGCCTTGCCCGGGCTCGCATGCGTGCCGGCCTGCCCGCTGCCCGGCCTTGCATGGTGGCGGGCTTATTCGCTGCCCGGCCTTGCATGCGGGCGGCATAGCTGCCCGGATGCGGCAACGTGGAATTAATGCAGCGCTGCGCCGCATAGGTGCGCGCGTGCGGCCTTTCCGAATTTATTTATTGCATCGCATGCCCGCATGCGTGCGCGCCGCGCTGCGCGCGTTGCAGCGCGCGGGAAAGGGATAAAGGGATAGCGGGCTCGCGAGTAAAAAGGTACTTCCGGCCTGCGCGAAGGCGTCGCGGGGGGCGCTGAC